TAGAGACCTTAGAGACCTTAGAGACCTTAGAGACCTTAGAGACCTTAGAGACCTTAGAGACCTTAGAGACCTTAATACTCCTTCTGGATTTCAAGGGTAAACTCGGTGCTGGAAACGTTTCCAGCATAATCCTCCGCTTTAATTGTGATGGTATTCTTTCCGTTGCGAAAAGGAAGAATGCCCACATTGTAATACCATTCAGTAAAAATAGTTTCAAAGGGCTGCTTTCCTGCAAGCAGCCATCCATTTTCCGTTGAACGAATGCTGCTGAATTCCCGGCTACCTTGCTTTTCGCCGTTCAATAGCCAGGTAAGCCGATAGACTCCTCGTCGAGTGGATCGCTCCAGGCCGGGATCTCGAATGTTTAGATGCACGGGATAGGCTTTTGTGAGTCTGATTCGATGCTCCTGACCGGGGAGCAGACTGGATTTTCCGTTGTCGGTAAAGAAGATGAGCTCCTGGACTACCGGTGCATTCTTGTCCGTGGCGGCGGGCAGCACTTCTAAGGGATTGATAAACTCCTTTCCGAAATCTTTGCTGATAAAGAAATGAAGATGCGCACCGCCTGAACGTCCGGTGTTTCCGGTAAAACCGATTACCGTATCCTTTCCGACGTTCCCTTTCCTTACTGCAGCCAGTTTCTCCAGGTGAAAATAGCCGCTCCACCATCCCTCTCCGTGGTCCACGATCATCAAGTTGCCGGGTCCGGGCAGAGGACGGAACGGATTGTCCGATTGCTGTCGACTATAGAGGATGCGCCCTGGTGCAATGGATTGAACGGGCTCATCCTGACTGGCAATGTCCAGGCCTGCATGGAAGTGATCATCCCTGGACTCACCGAAGGTAGAAGTGATTCCCCTGAGGTCCGGCGGAGTACCTTTGATGAGTGGCCATTCAAATCGGGGATTGCTCCCGACCACCGGAAAAATAGTCCCGATGAGAATCAGAATCAAAACGAGCAGAGCCACAGAAAATTGAGAGAAGCGCAGCATAATGGGAAAGTTGCTGGACAACGGGCTGGAAGGCAGCCATTTTTTTCCGATATTGTAGGGTATAGGAAGGGCCTGTCAGAAATCCGAGATTAGGCCCGGAGACGAGCGAGAAGAGTTGAACACAGCCATTGAAAAGAACAAAGGAATGAGCCCCCGGGAGGTCCAGGCCCTGGTGCAGCGTTGCGGGGAAAAGGATCCGCATGCATTGAAAGAGTTTTTCCGGCTCTATTCCAACGATATCTATAATTTCCCACTTCGGGTTTTCCACCTGGATGAGGACGCGGCTTCCGATTTCTACCTGTATGCCTTTGAGCGATTGAAGACCGGTCAACGCTTCAAGTCGTTTCAGGGGAAAAGTAGCTTCCGTACCTGGTTCTATACAGTGCTTCGAAATATGCTCATCGACTGGATGCGAACGGTGCACGAAGTAAAGACCGTAGAGAAGCAAAAGTCCGATGACGATTCCCGCAATCTACAGTGGATCGAAACCGTGGCCGACCCGGAAACAGAGCGCCCGGACGATAGCTCCTTCATGGAGCACTTTCATCAGATACTGACAGAGCTACCCGGTGATCTGAAAATGGTCTTCAAGCTTGTATTTATATACTATCTGGATCTGGAGCCCGAGGACTGGGATTACTTCAAAGAACAGACCGGCGGCAACGTGACAGAAATTGCCCGGCGGATTGCGGAGCAGAAAAACGAGCTGGCTGAGCGCTCCACCGGAAATCAGAGTCAGCAGGACAAAATCACATCTCTGTATCTTTCAATATTGGAATTGAAGACAAAAAGATCTCGTCTACTGGCGGAATTGGAAACCCGAAATGTGGATCCCGGAGAAGGGGCGGAGCTGGATCGGATTGACCATCTCATTGAAAAAAAGCAGAATCAGAGGGACCGGCTTATCCAGAAGAGGAAAAAGGGGCATTTCGTTGTGCGGGCCCCCTACCGTTTCGTTTCTGATGTTCTGGAAATACCCGAAGGAAGTGTATCTGTAATGATGTCACGGATTATGGATGCATTCCGCATGGATTCTGAGATTCGAAAAGCCATTCTGGAATAATTTTTTTCCTGGGAAATTGCCTGGAATTTCGTCTCCTTAGACATTGGAGCGCTATCATGAATAATAAAGATCTCATCAAACTGGAAGAGGCCCTGGTTGCCGCCGGCTTGGTCAATAAACTGTCTTCCGGCCCCATGGATGAGGCCAAATGGCCAGCAAGGCTGGAAGAAATGCTCTCTCAGATCGAAAAAGGGAAATCCGTGCAGGATCTAAACTCCACGGAACTGGGGCAACTTGCGGAGCATCTTTTCCTGAATCGACGTATGGAAGGAGCCCAGGAAGCCGTCCCGGAAGCTCTGCTTGCCAGTGTGCAAAGAGCATTGAATGCGGAGATCGCACCGGACAAAGAAGGCATTGTAGTTCGACTTCTGCGAAATGGAATGGAATTGATTCAAGGAAGTCTGAGCGGTGCAACCCTGGAACTGGCACCGATTGTAGCCACCCGTCGCTCCTCGCCAGCGGAAGCTCCTGCCGAGAATCCAACAGGCTCAAGGATTGACCTCAGCCTGCCGGTAGGACGAGGTCAATTGCATTGTAGTATTCTTCAAACCTCTGCCAGTGAAGCCATGGTTTCGCTATCTCTCAAGAATCTGGCAGGGAGTTATCAGCTGTCTTTAAGAAAGGATGGCCGTCTTGTGGGTTCCCACAGCGGAGTGAAGAGCGATCGGTCCGTGCAGTTCGACCGCATCATGCCAGGAAGCTACTCCGTGGAACTCAAGGGCGCTTCTAACGTAGAAATACCTTTCTCCATCGTTTGATTGAATCTTTATCGGTACCTGCCGATGAGCCCGAGTGGATCCCTACCGCCCGGGCTTTTTTCTTTTTTGAGGGTCGAACGGACTCGGTCGTCCTTTCGTCTGATCAGGGTAATTGCGGCCTTCGGCCTGGATAGGCATCCTGTCTATCAGCGGTCGGCTTGTGTATAATTTTCCATACGATCTAATGGAGCTGCGTGTCTCATTATTGACCTGAATGCTTACAACCCATTTCCATTCTTTGAGGTTCCTGTGATAACAGGGCCCCTGGATATCAATGGCCGGTGGATGGGTTTACGGACTCTGTAGATAGATATTACTAAATTTCGAATCGGCGTAGGGTGGATGAACAAGAGTTTCTATTTTATGACGCGAAAATCAATAGGGAGAATCGCATTGTCCCTGATCAGAAAGAGTTCGGCAATTCGGGGCAAACGGACTCGCTTTGGAGTGGATTGCGTCGCAGAGATCCTATTATTATCTACGCTTCTTTTCGCAAACATTTCCTGTGAATTACTGAATGATCGATCGCGGAGTTGCAGATTTGTTCTGGGAGAAGATGGCAGATTGCTGGGGAAATTCGCGCTGGATCAAAGAATAGACCTTGCGAAGCTTCCCGGAAAATCCGGGAATTGGTCGGAGAAAGATTATGGAAATGGCCGTGAATACAAGACGGGATTTTTCGAGGGTTATACAGTTACCCTGAACCAACAGAATGAGGTCGTGATCCTCACAATCTTAGATCGGACCCAGCTGTGCGGCCCACTATCTAGCTCCACTTCACTGGAACAATGGTCTGACTTCTACGTTTCGCTTGGTATGCAATCAGAAATTTGGAATTCTCAGCGGGACAACACGCGCATTCTTTCTCTGAGGGGGCGCGGTTTGCGCATCATTTTAACGGAAGGAGGTCAGCTCCCTGATCGATTTACTATAGCGAATCAGGGAGCGCTTCATGGGACGCCAGATTGAGGAGAGTTCATCAGCGCTTTTGTAATTCGGTCATTCCAACAGCATCCGCTAGTCGGGATTGACATCCGGGCGTGAAGGCAAGGAGGCCCAGCCCCGACGGAGGGAACGTCCGAAGACAATCAAGGGAGCTCATGAAAGTGCCGCCAGAGGGTTGCCAGGGTAGCTGCTGAGAATGCCAGCGACAGGAATACCAATAAAGGAGGCATCTATTAAGATGCGCAAGGACTGATGAGCGATTCCGGGGACAGCGTCGACCGAATGATGACCAACGGAAGGGTATGTGTGGCCAGCACCCCCGAGACTTACCCGCGTTTCCCGCGAAGAATCAGTCTTCCTGGGCGTCCGATGAGTTGAGGCAGAGCAATGGTTGGACGAGAGAAATGATCAGATGCGTGGGGAGGCTTTCTTTTATCCTGGTTTCGCTCTTTGCCATTTGCTGTAATAGCATCTCCACGGAGGGACGTCTAGCGCTTGGACTGCTCCAGAAAAAGTGGACACCGCATTTGGATAGTGAGATAGTTATGCGGCAGTTGACTGAGACTATAGATGACCCAGGCTACTATGACGAGAAGCAATTCGAGGGCGGATTATTCATGTTCCTGATGAAATTAAGCGGAGACGCCAACGAGCCTCCGATCAGAGGAAGCTTGCAGGATTAAGGGCGGCTTATAACGAATTTCGCAACACTGTTATGGGCGGCGGAGAGGGCTCTTTCTATTTGGGCGGTGACGGAAAAGGACAGGGCGGAGCCGGGTACTGCAAGGAGCCACTTGAAAGGTATAAAGAACGGACATACAAAATTGATCAAAAGTAAATCAAGGATTATAATGAACGATGGGGCATTTACTAGGGCTACCCTGACAATACTAGGGGTCATCCTCTTCTCCGCCACTTTTTGCTCCCCCGACCGCGAAATTGAAGTTCAGATGAGAAGAACGTTTTTTCCGAGTGGCGTTATTCAATACGATGGGGGCTACTCCTCCGCGGGCTACACAGGTAAGGGGAATTTATTCTTTCCAAATGGAAGAATACGATATCGTGGCGAATTCAAGGCGGGACAATTTCACGGGCAAGGAAAACTGTTCAACCGTCAAGGAATACTGGCCTACGAGGGCGCGTTCATTAATGGAAAGCGGGCCGGTTTTGGTAATGAATACTATCCCAACGGAAAGGTCAAATATATCGGAGAATGGAAGTCTGATGCGTATAATGGACTTGGAGCACATTTTTGTCGGGACGGAACCTACGGTTACATTGGGCACTGGGAGGATGATCAGAGACATGGCTATGGGTGGGCGTTCGCGCGGGAGACGCTTTTCTACAAAGGTCTATATAAGAACGATGTTCCGGTAGCAAGAGGAGGTGTCCGATTTGTCCCAGAGTGCAATGATCCTGATACAGATTGAATCAGAATAATAACTCTGAATTGTAGGCTCGAAAAACTCATCCGATCATGCTGCGGCCTGGCGCGAAGCACTCACTTTCGGGCCTACGCAGCGGCCTCCTACTGAGACTTCTGACATCTAGGTAAGTTACTGGGTAAAGGGAAATAGCGCGAAGGACTCTATTTAAGTTGCCTATAAGAGAATCAGTCTTGCATTTTTCGATGCAATACGGTGCTTTTATGGCCATCGGGATAAATGCGCCGATCCTGACGGTTTCTACATGCCGGGGAGTAATCCTTACGTTCCACCGCGGCGCGCTGCAGGGCACTAATGGAAAGCAAAAGAAAAATTCTTACCCTCCCGCTTCATAGTCTTGTGACGCTTTGGTTGACCAGTCTACTTGCACTCGGGGTCTCTGGTTGCGGAAGTGCCTACGATGAGAATGCACCGGGTCGTGACGTCCCTGCTTACTTGAAAGCAGACATGAAGGCTTCAAGGCGATCGATTCCACCAATCTCTGAATTGGACGTTTCTGTTGTCAGGAATCTGGATCTCGTACAGGGTATCGAGGATGTTAGGAAGCTCTTCGGGCCGATCCCCTACCGCCAATGGACCTTTGTCGAACCATTGCAGAAAGACCTCAAGGGCCAGCAGTTCTCCTTTAACCAGATCATGTTCTACAAATGGGCCAAAGTCGAGAANTCTCCTTCNGGGTATCTGACGAAAGAAACTATTNGAATAGCCGTTTTCCTATTNGNGGGAAACGTTNAGGAAATCTTCGTACACCACTCTGTGGATCCGGATAATCCATATGGGGAGTTGCAGCGGGGGACCTATTCCGATAATCCTTACCAGCGATCTATGATCTACCCGAATGTGTTGGATGATGCGACAATATACTGGGCACAGTGGCCGCTCGAAGCCCGCTGTGGGACTGTCCCGCAGGATGTTACCAGGCAAGAATGGGAGCAGTTGAGAGAAAGGCAAAGAAAGGGGAAAAAAGCCGGTTGTTACGATGCTTATAAGGTCTTCGGTCGTCAGGACCGCGAAGAGTAGTTGCGCGCTATCCAGAAAGATGTCATCGTGCGCGAGCTTCTGCAAGGTGACTCCAGGGGCGGCGATACCAGGAAATTTTCATTGAGCACAGGGATGAGCCAATAGAAGGCATGCAAACAAATCGTTTCCAAGCCAGCATCAGCAGATTGGTCGAAGTTTAGTCCCCACTTCGGTGATGAAGAGAAATGAATAATCATTAATTATGAAGGTAATAGCCACTGTCTGGTGGGTAGCGATGGATGCACGTGGAAAGGTATCGTCGCTTGTATCAGGCGACCAATCAGCAACCGTAGGGTAAGGGAAAGGTGCAGACATATGACAACTAAAGCGGAAGCAGTCGCCTGGCTAAATGAGCTTCTAGAAAGGAACCTGCGGCCTATTGGCTTCAAAGCGTTGAAAGACCGGTGGGAACGGGAGGTAGCCGAAGGCTTCGTTCAAAAAGTCTGGATGGCGAAGGGGACGTTTGGTCTACAATTTCAGGTAAAGTTTGGAGTTCTTTTTGAGGAATTAAAGGCGGAGCGCGGAAAATTAGAGGCCGATATTTTCTTTGAAATGTACTACCAGGCTCGAGATAACCAGATTGAACTGAACAGGGCCTTGACATTCGACTTCCCAATGGAGGATGATTTAAGGATAAGGATCATAGAAGATGCGATTCGCCTTAGACTATGCCCTGACCTGGAAAAATTCAGATCAAGAGCAGCGATTAAGGAAAAGGCCGAAAAAGATTCACTATTTCGTATGCTTATGCTACCCAAGGTTTTACGAATTCTCGGGTTATAGGTTGGAAAAAGGAGCTTTAAGCGAAACAAGCACTCGGGCCAACTGAAAGGTGCCAGTAGGATTCGAGAACTGCGAAGTAGTTCTTCAACTCTTCGTGAAGGCCGCGGATCTGGTAGAAGGTGATGTAAGCCAGACAGAAGGCAATGGGTCTCTTAAGATTATGAGGGTTCATCTGGATGTTCGTGGAGAGGAGGTCTACAACTTCGAGGTAGAGGAAGATCATAACTACTACGTGTCAGAGGCCAGAGTGCTGGTACATAATGAGGGCGACTATGATCTGCAGGAGTTGCGGCGTTCACTGTTCCACCTGCAATGGCACGCGGAGAATACAGCATTGCCTCTTGTGGGTGTGAGTGATGCCGATATGCTGAAAGACCTGGGTAAAGAATTTCTGGAAGAGGTTAGGGATAAAGGACTTGAGGACCCAAAGGTACGTCAGGCGCTACTTAAGAAGCTCAGTCGCGCAGGCGTTGGTTCCCGTGCTTTGGGTCATCTTAGACACCTTTTCGAAAATTCATCTGAGGCAAGCTTCTTTTTGGATGCAGCTAGAGCCATAATTACTGGCCCGACTCTTGCGATGCGAATCAGTAGGTCACAAAATGCGGCAGACAATCTTCGAGCGGAGGCGTATAAGATTGAGTACTGGCATCCGTATGCAAAATAGAGGCGCAATACCGGGGAGGTGAAAGTGAAAAAAAACAATGATGGTAAGAAAACCGTGATGGCATGGCTTGGAATGCTTACGCCAATTGCTCTGGTCGTATTGAGTCTGGGGCAGTGCAATGAGACCTCGGAATGTCAGGGAGTTGTCAACGTTATCGAAGGCGTTTTAAAGGAGAATTCCTTTGAGCCTCCCCTGCAGATAACCGTAGAGGAAATGGAAAGCGGGGAGCCTTATTGCACTGTTGAAGCTCCCCTGGTTCTTGATGGCCTATATGGAGCACCTTCGACGCGCGATCATACCCTGAAGGTGGAGTTCTATCGCAAGCCGGATCTTGCGGATTTCAGTGCGCGCGCTTTGATGCGGAGCTCAATCGAGACCTCGATTCTAGGTGACTACATGAGAACCTATCCTGATTCGACCGAAGGCGTAGCAAGCAGGCATTACTGGCAAAAAATCGGGCCTCGGATTGTTACCTACTCCATTTTTTATCACAGGAGCCATGATCCAGAGGTGTTGCCAATTGCCCATAAACTCTTTGCCGCTCTGGACGCTCATTTTGCTCGCGAGGAGTAGCAGCATATGCTTCAGGCCCGAAAAACCTAACCGACTATGCAGCGTCCTCCGCATAGTATCTCAAGTGCCCTCGGTTTTCCACCGTTCGATGGATCTATTTCAATCGAAAAACTCATCTGATCATGCTGCGGCCTCGAGGTAATACCTTCGGTGCCGTCGGCTCTCAACTCTCCGCCTCCCGACCTCCTGGTCGCTCTCGGCCTCGTCTGCTCCCGTCATCCATCGATCCGCAAACCTTAGCATATCATGTCCAGCTGCGGCACTGAGTCTGTGTGCTGGAGGCTGAAAACAGGTTAGTTGCTTCGCAACTCTCTGAAAAAACTAAGGCTATTGGTTGGTCACATCGCTCGTAGCTGCCTATATGATTGTAGTTCAAATCTAGCAGGTTTCCCTGATCGGCCTGGGACGGAGAGAGGGATTTTTGCTCGACTATTCATTTTCAGATATACATTCTGGAGGTATGCCAATGACGGTAGATGAAATAAGGAAAGAACTGGAGCACCTTTCTGAGGAAGAGAAACGACTTTTGCTTGAATCGCTTCAATCTGCCCTGAAGAGAAAAGAAGAGCGTGTGTCTTTGAGGGGACTTTTTTCCAATACGAATATCACGGATGCGGACCTGAAGGAAGTCCAAACCCATTGGAGGTAACTCTAGATACCCATGCGCTGGTCTGGTACCTGGATTCCTCTTTGAACGATCGATTGTCTGCACTTGCTCTGCAAACTATTGATGATGCAGAAACAGCTGGCAGGATTCATCTATCGGTAATAGTCTTGGCTGAGATCCTTCATCTGAGTGAAAAGGGGCGTATCAATCTGGACTATTCGGCTTTGTATCGGAAAATTGTCGACTCGGCTCCCTATGTAATCGAATCGTTGACTCCGGAAGTACTGACAATTGCGGTCGGTCTCAAGGGGTTGGAACTACATGATCGTATAATATTGGCCACGGCCATCCACACTCAGTCCGCCCTCATTTCTAAAGACATCGAGCTTCGGCAGTATCCTGCAAATGTGATCTGGTGAATGGGCCTTTTCGCGCATCCTTAGGCGCTTCGGCTGCTAAGGGAAAAAATCTCTGTTCGTAATGCAGGTCCCGCTGTCCATTTGCCCCGTCTGAACGTGCCTATGGAGAAACGCCCCAGCGCAAGAAACTGCTGCCAGGGTAAATGATCAGGACGCGGAGAATGTTTACGGATCGGGTAATTGCTTCCTTGCCAGGTCGCTCTCGTACTTGTCTGCTCTCGTCATCCACTGCTCCGCAGACATTAGAACATCCGTGTTCGTCATCCACGACTCTCCCGCCCCCTAAACCGCTTCTGCTTTGCGAAGCAGAGTCCGGGATTGCTCGCCCACTGTGAGAAAGGCACCGCGAACCTGGGGAATGTTAGAGAGTTTTTCCTGAAGTTCCTGATTCCAGCTCACACCGAAGGTTTCATGGGCGCGAATTACCGTAGAGTCCAGGTTCTGGTTTTCGCCGTTGGCGGAGCTTAAATGGAAATACACGGCCAGAGGGCCCTGATGGCAACGAAACAAAGTTACCAGGTTCTGAATCACGTTTTGGTTCAGATCCTCGCGGCTGATTTGCAGATGAAGGCTGCGCTCCAATTTCTCTTCCAGGGATTCCCGGTTCAGAGGAGCCAGACCATCCACCAGAAGTTGCACGGTGCCGGTTTCATCGTTCTTGTCAATTTTCGCTTTTACCCAGAAAGCCTGATCCACTTCGATTTTGCTTCGAATCTCGGCGAAGGTCTTGGGAAATACGATGCAGGCCACACGTCCGGTGAGATCTTCGATTTGCAATCGGCCGTACTCATTGTTCTTCTTGTTCACAGCCACAGTGGCTTCTGAAATTACAGCGGCAATCTCTACGACCTTGCCGCTATCAAACTGACCGAGCTTCTCGATGGGAATCACCCGAGCACTCTTCAGGAAACGCTCGTATTTGCTTAGAGGATGACCGCTGAAATAGATTCCCAGTACCTGCTTTTCCTGGTTCAGCAGTGTGGTTTCATCGTATTCCGCTACATCGGAGCCTCTGGGAATGGGCTCTTCTTCCGCCATTTGCGGACCCATGGCATCAAAGAGGGAGCTCTGTCCGCTTACCCGATCCTTCTGATGATTCTGTCCATGCTGCACGGCCAGATCCAGGCTTTCCATCAAAGCTTTTCGCGTGTAGCCCATGGTCTGAAAGCATCCGGCCTGTACCATGGATTCCAGGGTTCGGCGATTACATAGCTTGAGGTCCGTGTTTTCCATAAAATGGAAGAAGCTTTTGAAACCGCCTTCCTGATCTCGAGTTTCTACTATAGACTGCACTGCCTGGGCGCCTACGTTCTTAATGGCATTCAGGCCAAAGCGAATGACACCCTCTTTTTCTACATGAAAGCGAAGATAGGAATGATTGATGTCCGGTCCCAGGATTTCCAGACCCATTTCCTTGCATTCCAGGATATAGGGCACCAACCGATCTGTTTTATCGATTTCAGAGTCCAGCACAGCAGCCATATAGTCCGTAGGATAGTTGGCCTTCAAATAAGCGGTGCGATACACCACCATGGCATAGGCGGCGGAGTGAGACTTATTAAAACCGTAGCCTGCGAATTCAGCCAGCTGATCATAGAGTTTGGCCGCAAAATCTTTGTCGCGATCGTTGTAGCCCCGGGCATTGGCCCCTTCTATGAACTCCACTTTGAGTTCGGCCATTTTGTCCTTTTTCTTTTTACCCATGGCCTTTCGCAGGTCATCGGATTTGGCCGGGGTGAATCCGCCGATCTTTTGTGAGATCTGCATCACCTGTTCCTGGTAGAGAACAACTCCATAGGTCTCACCCAAAATTTCAGCCAGATCATCATGAGGATAGATTACTTTTTCGCGGCCCTTCTTACGGTTTACATAGGCATCGGCCATACCGGATTGCAGTGGCCCGGGACGATACATGGCGATCAGGGCCACCAGGTCCTCAAAGACCTCGGGCTTCATTCGAATTACAAACTCTCGCATGCCCGGGCTGGTCTCTAGCTGGAATACACCCTTTACATTTCCTGTCTGAAGCAGGCCGTAGGCTTTGCCATCATCCAGGGGGATTTCGTTTAGATCCAGGGTCTTTCCGGTGCGTTGCTCGATGCCCCGTACACAGTTCGCAATAACGGTAAGGTTTCGTAGACCCAGAAAGTCCATTTTTACCAGCCCTACCGTCGGCAGAGCCAGAGTGGTCATGTCGTACTGGGTTACCAGGATGCGCTGCTTGGTCTTTTTATCGCCTGCACCCGGTGTTGAAACCGTGGCCAGTGGAACAATTTCATCCAGAGGTCGAGGGCCAATTACAACGCCCGCCGCGTGGACTCCGGTATGTCGGGAGTTTCCTTCCAGGGCTTTGGCTACAGAATATACCTTTTTGCCCAGTTCATCGTTATCTACATAATTTCGAAATTCCGAGGATTTCTCATAGGCATCATCCAACGTGGTGCCCGGAACCGAAGGAATCATCTTGGATATGTTGTTGGCTTCTGCGAAAGGCATCTTGAGAACCCGAGCCACATCCTTCATACAGGCCTTGGCAGCCATGGTTCCGTAGGTTACAATCTGCGCTACATGGTCTTCGCCGTACTTATGGCGAACATAGTTGATCACTTCTTCCCGGCGATCCACGCAGAAGTCCACGTCGATATCCGGCATTTCCTTTCGCGCAGGGTTCAGAAATCTTTCAAAGAGCAGTCCATATTTCAGAGGATCGATATCTGTAATTCCCAGACTATAAGCGACTATGGATCCAGCCGCAGAACCCCTTCCAGGGCCTACAGGTATTCCTCGGGCTTTAGCCCAGTTGATAAAATCCTGCACAATAAGGAAGTATCCAGGGAAATCCATCCCTTCAATGACCTGCATTTCGAACTCGAAGCGATCCATTACTTCCTTATGCAATGGAGTTCCATATCTGCGAGCGAGGCCCTGCAGACAGAGCTCTCGCATATAAGAATTCAGGTTATGGCCTTCGGGAACATCGAAGTTGGGAAGCAGAGGATTGCCTGATTGAAACTCCATGGAGATCATTTCAGCAATTCTACGAGTATTATGGAATGCATCTGGCAATTCAGGGAACAACCGGGACATCTCTTCCGGGCTTTTTACATAGAACTCTGGATTGAATGCGAAGGCCAGATCTTCATCTATGGATTTCTTTTGATTAATGCGAAGCAGGATGTCCTGCACTTCATGGTGTTTGCGAGTAAGAAAATGGCTGTCATTGGTTAGAACCAGTGGAATGCCCAGTCTGCGCGATAGCTCTACATTCCCTTTCGCTGCGATTCGCTCATCTTCCAGACCGTGATTTTGAATTTCCAGATAGAAGCGCTCTGGGCCGAAGATCTCCTTGAGCTTTCCTGCAAGCTGCTCGGCGGCGCTTTCCTGACCTGTTAGAATCTTTCTCTGAACCTCGCCGCCCAGGCAGGCTGTGAGGCAGATCAGACCCTCTGAATGATGCGAAAGGAATTCATAATCGATTCTGGGCTTGCGATAGAATCCATCCGTATAGGATTTGCTCGTAAGTTTTATAAGATTGCGATAGCCGGTTTCGTTCTGAGCGAGAAGAATGAGATGATAGTTATTTCCGTCCGCCAGGTTTTCCATCACCTTCGTTTCGCTCATCTTTCCAGGCGAAACGTAGAACTCATTTCCGATGATGGGCTTAATGCCTGCCTTGACGGCTTCGGTGTAAAATTCAATAACACCGAACATATTTCCGTGGTCTGTAATAGCCACGCTATCCATCCCATTTTCCTTGCAATGCTGCATGAGTTCCGGTATACGGATAGCACCGTCCAGGAGACTGTAGGTGGTATGCAGATGAAGATGGGTGAATTTCTCGCTGAAGCTACGTTTGTCTGTAGATTCTGCTTGCATGACAGGGGACATAATTCCACCATCCCGAAAGCGGGGCAAGCAAGAAGTTGAGCCCGGGCAAAATCATGCGGATTTCCGAAGCGGCCCACATACTCTCCATCCCCAGACATAAAATTAACTACTGGAAGAGCACCGGCCTTCTGGAAACCTCCGGGGATGGCCTTGGATTCGAGGATCTGAAGCGAATTCGCCTGTTGGAGAAATGGCGGAGCAGCGGTGTCACACTCCAGAGAATCCGAAAAATGCTCAAATCCCAGGCGAGCCGAGCGGGGGAAGCGCCAGGTCAGGCTATGCTTCAGCTGGAATTGCTCCAGGGACCGCTTCTGGGGGTTCGCGAAGATACTTCGCTGCTGGATCCTGTCCAGGGACAGGGATTGCTGGACTTTGCTCCACCGAATACTGGTCAGGTAGTTGAACTGGAAGCCCGTCGCCCATCGCGCTCGCCGGAAGACTGGAGCGAACAGGACGATGAGATCCTCAAATTGCTGGAAGAGCGACTGGCGGAGGAAGAGAAGGGGCTGGACTCTCCCATCCCAGGCCCGGAATGGGGATCTCCGGAAGAAGGGGCTCGGTTATTTGAGGCTATTCGACAGTCCGATCCCGAAAGGGCCATGTCAACCCTGGAAGCCATAGTTCAGGATCGGCCCGATTATCTCCCGGCTCGTATTGAACTGGGAAATCTATTCTTTGAAAGAGGGGACCTGGAATCGGCATCCACTGCCTACGAGGCTGCCCTGGAACTGGACCCGGACTGTGTCGAGGCGCTGTATAACCTGGCCAATGTCTACTACCGCCTGGAGAAGTTTGCAGCCAGTATTCGATTGTTTCATAGATCTATAGATCTGGATCCATCCTTTCCCGAGTCCTATTACAATCTGGCTTTGGTATATTTCAGTCTAAAATACTTTCGCGAATCGGCAGATCTCTTTGAGTCCTATCTGGAGATGGATTCGGATAGCCCCTTTGCCGACAATGCCCGGGATTTTCTGGATGAGATCCAGCAAATGCAGTCAGAATCCAGCCCCGGGCTCTTCGACGATTGGAACGGACGCTAAAGTCAGCCCTTGACTGGACTTTTCCTTTCGGTCCAACACTAAAGCCTCTACAGCAGAACATGATAGCTGTCTTGAATCGCTCTGGACAATCGTACCCGCTATGCTCACACTGGAGTGAGTGAGTGAGAATTCAGCTCCAGAATCTCAGGACCCGGCGCACCAGGTCTATGAGCGTGTAAACTTCTTGATGCTCAAGAGTTCAGCGGACTATCTCGTCTCACTGGACCCGGACCTGCTGGAAGACTTTGTGCTCAAGTATTCCGGGGTGTTGATTTTCCTTCTGAACGTTCTGGATGCGGATCGCAGCTTGAAGCTTCTGGCCCGACTCACCAATGCATCGGTTCTTTCTTTATTAGAGGAAGAGTTGCGGATGCTGGCTATCCGCGAAGTGGCTCGACTGGGAGAGGAGCCAGAAAAGCTGATTACCCTCACAGGTTATCTGGATCTTTTGGATCGGCTTGCCGGTCAGACAGAGATTCCGGACGAAGAGAAAGGAACCATTCGCGAAGCCATTGAAATTCTGGAAGAGATATCAACTTCTGGAGGTCGCAGTCGATTTCTTTATCTGGAATACTTCTCCTCGGATCAGTTGCAGGAGATCTTTCGCTTCAACCTGGAGCAGAATCCACCTGTTAACTTCGGATTGCTTGCCTTTAGCTCGGAACAGGTAAGAGAGAATATCCTGGAAATGATGGCCAGGCGAAAGCCAGCTTTTCTGGCCTGCGTTCCCTCCGCGCTCTATTCCATTCGAAACTACAAGCTTTTTCTGGAGCCAGGAGTATTCGAATACCTTCCCGAGGCCGTGCAGGGCACTGTGAAGGAATTCGATGCATTGCAGAAGGGGAAGCAAGATATCATTACTGCCATCCGAATGAAACTTGGAATTGAGGAAGGAGGGCAGGTGGATCCGGATAGCTTTCCTCCTGAAGCTCGGAATCGGGCCCTGGATCTAATCTATAGCCGTTTACGGCTGGAGACCCGGGATAGCAGGGACTTCTTTTTGCGACAGCTCTACAATGAAGGTTACCTCAGGCAACAGGACATGGATTTACTGCGAAGCGCTCTGGAAGGCCTCATAGATCTGTAAGAAGAGGGATCACCTTAACGTGCAAGCAGAGGTCTTGATTCCGGCTTTCCATACACTATTACCCTGAAGGATGGCCAGAACCATGTTCTTTCCTTCCGAAACTCGCATAATACCGGCGAATCCTCCATTCTGCGCCATTTCAGCCCAATCTAACATGAAAGCGTGGTCTCAGTCCAGGGATTCGAGTTTGCGGAAGCCGGCCAACGTTAGCGTTTAAACTACTATGATCTGCAACCTGGCCATTCCGACATTAAAGCGTTGACTCAGGTCAATGCTGACGGAGGATTCAGGTTATGTTTCCTGCCCTTCGCAAAGCGACGATGATGACCTTGATCACTCTGGGGTGCGGTCAATGCGTTGCTCATCCTTTTTTCAATTTCCTGGATGGAAACGATTCCGAAAGCAGCCTACTGGAAGCAATCTTGCTTATTGCTCTAACCTCCAGGCAATACATCTATGTGGCCGATTCCGGCACAAATCTCTTGTATCGCATGGACGACATGGAGGGCACCAATCTAATGAGCTATGATGGTTCGGCTCTGGGCACCGCCTTTTCCAACCCATCGGGAGTTGCTACGGATTCCCAGGGCCGTATCTACGTCGCATCCAATGCACGAGTTTATCGATTCGACGATATGTTGGGCTCGAACCAGGTGGAGTATGATGGAAATGTGGGAACTACATTTGCTCAGATCAAAGGACTATCTATAGATAATCAAGATAGGATCTATGCCACAGATAATACAAATGACCGTATTTACCGCTTTGACGATATGCAGGGCACCAATCAGATAGAGATCGCTTCCGGATTCTTCAGCAATCCACAGGGCATTACCGTCGATATCTCCGGAAAGATTTATGTGGCCGATACGGCTCTGGGCAATATTCAGCAATTCCCCGATATGTCAGGCACGGGCAGAGTGACCTATGATGGCATTATCCTGGGCAATCCATTTCAAAATCCTTTCAATGTCGCTGTAGATTCGCAGTCAAATATATATGTAGCCTGCATCGGAAACGGTCTATTCCAATTTAGTGATATGACCGGTAGCAACCAGGTCGAAAACAATATCGTCACCACCTATGGCAACCCCCGCGGCCTTGCTCTGGATTCCGCAGGGCGCATCTATTTCTCGGAATTTACAAATAATGATCGAATCTATCGAATGGACTCCCTGGATGAAGCCGGTCTGGTCTTCTATGGACCCTTTACTCAGCCGATCTATACTTTCGTTTCCTCGAATTAGCTAACATTACAAAATCGAATCTTCTTTGTTCTCTTCGCGCCGCCAGGCAAATTGCAGGTGAAAATGCGGTTAAGAGAATTTACGGGTAACTTCGAAGAGTGAACAAAGAGGTTCTCCATTCACAGGTTCTTGTCCGGCTCAAACAATCTATGGAAAGCATCGCAAAGAGTTTCTCCTTTGAACTGCCCTTGACCGGATTTCGCCTTTCTTTTCGGCAACCGCTAGATGCCTGAAAATGAAAAAGGCCCGCATTCTGCGAGCCTCTCGATTCGTCTTTTCTAACCGACGGTAATTATAGTTAGCGAGTTATGCAGCGAAGAAATCAGCCTTAATGATTTCATCCACATGAATGGAATCTGTATTTCCATCCTTTTGATTGCGGATGACCATATCGCCTTCCAGTCTTCGGTTTTTATCCAGTTCTACCATTGAACCGTCTTTGAGATACAGAACAATATCAATTCCTCGGAACTGAATATATTGTCTTAGTTGTTTCTTGAAATCATCCGCAGTAACTTTCAAAGTCTGACTCCTCTGTATTATTGGTACATTCATTTTAACGGCAAGGTACGCGAAGAGGTACAGTAAAAAACTTATGTCACCCAAAAAAAGTGTAACCGTACAAAGTATTTTGTACTTCGGAGGTAAAAGTACTAAACGAGTGACGGCTCTTCCGGGATCTTTCGTCTTCGCATAGCTTGAATCTGGAAAGAAGCTATACGATTGTCTTGAACGAATTCGTTAGTGTACTTATCGCATGACGGGGCGCAGCCCTGGAACCAGGTATTGGCTGAGTGGCATTGTGTTTTTGCGGACTCTCATGAATGGCGCTGGAGGAGGGGCTTTTTGATTTATGGTGGCTGGCGTCAATGATCTACCTTCTTTATTCACCGGGAGCCCATTACGTTTTTCCAGACTATTTCCTATTTGTCTGGAGCATCAGTCTTTCGCATGGCCAGGCGGGGGCAGTGGCAGGTATGGATTCCCGTTTTCGGCCGGCGCACTCCGGGGCTTTTTTCCGTAGCGCTCATTAGCCACTTCTTAGGGCCGGCATACTCTGGTGACTCTTACCATAACGCGGTTTCGGGTTATGGCTGGGCTGACATGGCCCGCAGGGCGTTTCTGCCTACAGTATTGGGGAAAAAAAGGTCTGACCTTGCAAGGACGGTCGAATTCCGCCTACAATCTGATATTCTTCAACTCCAGCGAGTAGCGGAGCAAGGAAATCTATGGTAAGGAGAAGCTTATGATCGAGAAGACCCAGTCCAGAGAACGATCTGAGACCCATAGGTCGCAGTTTTCCTTCATTCATTATGTAGTGACTCTGGCCTTCTTGGCCAGCTCTCTGCATTGCATCTCTGACTTTCCCGAATCCATCCTGGAATCCGATGCGGCTCTGTTGCTGGCAAACACCGACGGCCTGGATGAAACCTTCACCGCAGCCTCACCCGATGCATTCAGTAATCTCTCGTTATGGTTCAAGGCGGATGCACTCTCTCTCACAGAGGGAAGCGCCGTCACCAACTGGACGGATTCTTCAGGACTGGGAAACGATGCCACGGCCCAATCAATGGCCGAGGAGCCCGTCTTTAGACAAAATGCCCTGAATGGAATGCCCGCGATAGAATTCGACGGTGTGGATGATAGTCTGGTTTCCGCTGATGTGGATTTCGATACCTATACATTCCTTGTGGTGGCCAGGCATACGAAACCTTACGGTGGATTTGATTACCGGATGGATACCATTACGAAAATGGAAGGGGGTCGCTCCGCATCCCTGTATTTCGAATGGAAGAGTGATGGTTCTCAGAACATTGCGAACCGAAACAGCCTCGATGGGTCCACCGAGTTCTTCATTAAATCCTCTTCGAATGCGGACCAATGGTATTTGAAAGTGGCCACCTATGACGGAGTAGCTTCCCATCTCTTTGTGGACGGACAGTTGATGGTCTCTTCAGGAATCAACGTAGGCGCCATTCGTGATCACAATTGGGCGTTTCGGATCGTAGGAAAGAACGCTTCCAACCATATCTTTAAGGGCGACATTGCCGAAGTCATCATGTATAAAGAGGCACTTACGGATATACAGCGAGTCCGGGTAGAGTGCCAGCTAGCTTTGAAATACAACATCTCTGTAGCTCAGACCTGTGTCCCCTAGGGTCCACCCGGGGGTATGCATATCGAGAGCAACGTAGAGTTGATGGCCATCCGTCGATAGTTGTGGAGTTCCTGCTAGCAGAGTGCCTCGGGTGTGAAATATCGACGGTTTGTGCCCGCCCCATCTTTCCGTGAATCTGGTTCCGCACATCCATCAGTGCACCGACAACAACGTCCGGGCCGAATTGGCGCAGCCCCGGTAACGCCTCAATTCACCGGAATGATTATTGTAGATCCGATGGACTATCCAGACGTCGACGGTACTCACCTGGAGCCATGCCTGTATGTTTCTTGAAGGCCGCATTAAAGGATGCTTTCGATTGAAAGCCGGCCTCAAAGGCAATGGCAAGTAAGGTGTGGTCTTTGCGTTCGGGGTTTTCTATCAATTTTCGTGCCTCCTTTACCCGGTACTCATTTATAAATGCAAAGAAGTTCATTGAGAGTTCAGTATTGATTACCATGGATAAATGATGCGGTGGAATTTCCGTTAACTCCGCCAATCTGTTTAAACCTATTTCCTCCTGCAGATAGGGCTTCGCTGTTTCCATATAGGATTCCAGCCGATTCCTGTACTCCGTGGCCTGATCAGATGTAAGGCTTTGCTTTGCGTATCTGGTGGATTCCGATCTTTCCCTCAGGACATCCGGGTTGCTCATCAAATAATGCAGCATACCAAACAAAACTGCCACCGCCAGTATTACTTCCAGAAAGTGCGCCGGGATGGGAATTATGTTCAGCACTGTCAGGGTTCCGAAAAGAAAATAGCTCAGAAAATAAGCTGAAAAGGCAGCGATAAGGAGCCAGCACCATTTGGCTACGGGATTATCCAGGGAGGATGAATTACGATAAAGAGCCACTCCGGCCGCAGCAAAATAGACCAATTGAATCGCGGTTACTGCTGCCAGATAGAATGAAGTATATAGACCGAGGAGGCCTGCCTGATTCACAATCTTTTCCGGCGATCGAGCCTCGGGCAGATTAATAAAGACAATCAGATGAGTGCAAAAGGCGAATAAGCCCAGGACCAATCCGCATAGGAGGGGCCCACGGGTTATGGAACCTAGAGTGAGTCCAACATACCGATGCAATGCGGGTCCAATAAGGCAGGTCAGCGGAAACAGCAAGAAAGGAACATAGGGCAAGGCGGCGGATTGGATTTCGAAGAGGTGACGAACAAGAAGAGTTAGTGTAAGGATGGCTGTGGCAAAGCACAGCCAGAGATTCCTCCGGTATTTACCATGCTGCAAGAAATACAGAGTTAGAAAGCCAGATACTGCAGGAGAGACCAATGTGAGATGATTCAGAGAGGAGTAATCCATAGTTGATGCTGCGTCCGAAACCAATCCTGCGGAACTGCCTTCTGGGGCGAGTCTGACTGAGAACCGATCTATGGGAAACCCGTTTGCTGTTCCCATCCGCCGGATTTTCAGTAAATCTTCATTTCGGTTCCTTCTAACTCTTAGACCGATCGTTACATATGGGGCTCGCTTGCGCAAGGCCTCCCTTACATTCCGACCTCATCCAGTGCCCAGTATCGGTAGCTACTCCCGTTTCCCGGGATATCGGCCAAAAAAGGGAGTACCCTTCTGAGGGGAGGCGACTGTGGATACGGTTGCTGCTATTATCCTTACTCAATGAGCCAGATGCACATTGTTAATCGGCATTCGGGGGAAATTGAGTGATGAGATGGGCCACCAACGGACAGAAGCGACACTGTATTCTCTGGAGCATCTTACTGACCGGGCATGTTGCTATAAGTCATTGCGTTAAGGATTTTCCAGAATCGCCCTTCGAGTCCGATGCAGCGGTTTTACTGGCAGACCTGGATGGGGCCAATGATTTCTTTATTGCTCGCTCTCCGGACACCGTTTCTAATCTGGCCATCTGGTATAAGGCCGACTCTATTACTCTCAGTGATGGCGATCCTGTGCTAACCTGGACCGATGATTCTGGCTCTGGAAACGATGCAGTTTCCGGTACCGTGGGAATGCAACCAGTCTTTAAAGAGAATCAGATAAACGACCTGCCCGCAGTTCAATTGGATGGCATTGACGATGAAATGGTTTCTACGGACGTTGCCTTCGATTCCCACACAGTTTTCTTCGTAGCCAGGTTTACGAAGCCCTTCCCCGGAAGCGATTTTCGCATGAACGTTATATCAAAACACCATAACGTGCCAAATCATTCCACAGCCTTGTACTTTAACTGGAGAAACGATGGTAGTTCGTTTGCTACTTTCAGAAACAGTGTGGACGGTGCGACGGAGTTCTTTGCTGGTCGTAGCGTCAATCCGGATCAGTGGTACATTGTGGCAGGAACCTTCAATGGAATCATTTCTAGCATCTTTATAGATGGGGAACTGGCTGATGCCAGTGATTCCAATGCGGGGGTCATCAACGATACTAGTTTTCCATTTTATATAGGACGAAATGCAAACACTCTGGCTCATCGCTTTGAAGGAGAAATCGCAGAGATCATAATGTTTAGGGAGCACATTTCCGATCAACATCGAGTGGAAATCGAATGCTATCTGGGGTTAAAGTATGCGCTACCGCTTCCTCATAATTGCACCTATTGATCTGAAACTAGTACACTGGCAAAGATTCGCTTACATGGAAGCGCTGCGTCCTTCATGAGAATAAATCGGGCGCAGGGGCCCGAGTACCGGAATTACTCCCTGATCTCAGGTGAACGCTTTCTGAATTCTCCCGGCGCTCGTCCGGTTTGCCTTTTGAATGCTTTGTTAAAGCCAGCTTTCGACTGGAATCCTGCCTCATAGGCAATCCTTAGCAGTGTATAGTCGCTGTACGCGGGGTCTTGTAAGAGTCTCTTCGCTTCGGCTATCCTGTACTCGTTAATAAATGTGAAGAAATTCATGGATAGCTCGGTATTAATCACAATCGATAAATGGTGCGCCGGAATATCCGTCTGACGAGCTAATTCCTGGAGAGTAATACCCTCTTCCAGAAAAGGCTTTTCCCGTTCCATGTGAGCGCGAAGCGTCTCTAGATGATTTTTGACTTCTTCAGGATTTATCGACTGCTTTGAATATTTGGCTGATGGATGCAACGCTTGAGGATTGTATTTCAACGAGACATGAACGAACGTGTAGGCCAGTGCCAGTGAGGCCAGTGCTTCTACAGGATGGAACGGATGCTGGAGCCAGCCAAACAATGTACAAATCACCAGCATCAGGTGTGTGAGCATATACAGGACGAGCGTCCAGGCGAGGGCCATAAGCCCTGTTAAGCTTGAGCCTCTTTTAGAATCCGGAGCAACTCTCACATTTCGAATACCGGTGCCAAAGTGAAAAAGATTGAACAGCACGGCCAGAATTACGTACGCAGATGTGTAAGTGGAAACGAATCCCTGGTGTTCCAGAATTGCACGAGTGGACTGCAATTCTGGAGTATAGAATAGAAACACCGAATGAACGACCAGACTCAGTGCTGCGAGAATAGAGGGCATTAAGAACCATCTATGGTTCTGATGTTCATCGGCACCGGGCAACAAATGTCTACGGAAAAGGGGACCAGGAAACCATATGGCCGGAAAAACAACGAAAGGTAGGGGCAATACAAGAACGGAGCGAGAAAAGAACAGATACCGGGACCATAAAATCGTTGAGATCACCAGTATGCAGTACGCGAGGTATTTCGAGCTCTTTCGCCGGGCACCTTCGGCAAAAAGGAAAACCGCCAGAGCAGAAGTAACAATAGGTGATACAATGTTCAGATCCTGCAAGAATGAGCTGCTTTCCATGGTCTTTTCCAGGTCAGAGATTGACCTTAGCTATTCTCTCAACTGTGAACCCCATAGCAATGGCCAGCTTCTGGTAACCCGGGATATCGCCGCTTTCCAGCGAATCAGCCCTGAACATCAGGTCGGTACCTACATCTTACAATCAGGATGGCAGGGAAGCTCCAGACTCACATCAAATAGTTCTTACCGGTTTTGTCTACCAGAAGTGGATCGCCTCCGGCAGCTCGGAGCTTTTCTGCGATCTCTCCGGTACCGCTGAAACTCTTACAAAGATTCAGGGGAGTTACCCCGTCCCGATCTCGACTGTTTGGATCCGCCCCAAGATTGAGTAAAGATTGCACAAGCTCTTCGCCACCCAGTTCCACACATAGATGAAGAGGGGTTCGCCCCATGGCATCCTTGATCTCAGGATTGGGTTTCCATCCGCGATTCAGAAGAGTGTCCAGCACAGCAGCAGAAACACTTTCCTGACAGATCTGAAGCAGAAAGCTATCTGGTAGCTCATTGATTAGAGCGGGCTTCTGCTCAAGGATGGATTCCACTTTCTCAAGCTCATTTCGCAGGATACTGCGTTTCAGGTTTCGCGAGGAGTTAAAGGAAAAAAGGACCATGGGACACTATTCTGGCGGGCCTGGTTCTGTAACGGAAAATATGCACCTCGGTATCGGATTCATTTCTCTGACCGAGAGAGCCAAATCGTGCTGTGGATTCTAATTTCCCCATCTGCTGCGGCAGCGCAGGCGAAAGATCTTCTGCGGAGGTATGCCAGACATCTCCTTTTTCTATCGCAGTCTGAGCCAGGTCTGAACTGTAACTGGCCTGAATTCAAGATCTGCCCCGGAAGCGGGCCGGCTCTCTGGAATCGCACTGCAGACTGGCCATGCCTGCAGGAGTCATTCATGGCTCTGCTTTCTTTCAGGTAAGGACATAAGACCGGAATTTTCGTTGACCGCAAGGGCCGGGAGAGCGTTTCTGGCGGATCGGTCTTGTTGTGTACTTTCAGCCAGGCTTTCCGGGAAATCCCGAGATTTGTGTAGGAGTATTGAAGGAGGAGTATGATAGGCGTTGTACTGAAAGATGGTGAATCCATCGAATCCGCACTGAAGCGTTTCAAGAGGGAATGCGTAAATGCCGGCATCCAGTCGGAAATCAAGCGAAGAGAATTCTTCGAGAAGCCCTCAGAACTGAGAAAGCGTAAAATTGAAGCTGCAATCCGCAAGCGTAGAAGAAAGCAAGCCATGATGGCTCGCCGAGATCGCGGTTAATCCACATCCCTTTCGGAGGGTCCAATGAGCTCCCTGGTAGAACGAATTGAATCGGATCTAAAAACGGCAATGAAAAGTCGGGATCAGGAAACTCTGGGCACCCTTCGTTTACTAAAATCAGATATTCAGTATGAGATGACGAAATCCGGGGCCAAAGAGCTGTCGGATGCTGATACTGAATCTGTCATCAAGCGAGCCGTTAAGAAACGTCAGGAATCCATTGTGGACCTGGATAAAGCCGGCCGAACCGATGAGTCTGATCTGGAAAAGCGGGCCATCGAAAAATTAAAGTCCTATCTGCCAGAGGAAATGTCCGAAGCGGCCATTGCGAAAGAAATCGATGCTGTGATTTCTGCCAATCCTGATGAAACCAATTTTGGTAAGTTGATGGGGCAGGTAATGGGTCGACTTAAAGGCAAGAACGCGGACGGCGCCCTGGTGCGCAGCCTTCTTCAGAATAAAATCGGAAATTGAATTCCCGGGAGCTGAAAGAGAGGATTCGTTCCTCTTTGCCCATCGAAACCTATATTGGTCGTTTTGTTACGCTCAAACGCTATAATCGTTCTTACAAAGGACTCTGTCCCTTTCATCGAGAAAAAACTCCGTCCTTCACCGTTACTCCAGATAAAGGAATCTACCACTGCTTTGGCTGCGGCCGGGGAGGGGATCTCTTCGCCTTTGTTATGGAATACGAAGGCGTGGAGTTTCGGGAAGCCATGGAGATCCTGTCTCGGGCCGCCGGCATCGATATCAGTCAACTTCAGAGAAATGAAAAGAAGGACCCGGCCTACGATCTTTTAATGCGAAGTGCAAGACTTTACAATGAATTTCTCACCGGTGCCGGTGGAGAGCCCTATCTGCAGTATGTAAAGGGCCGCAAGATCGGAGACGATGCTATTTCCCGATTTCAGATTGGCGCCAGCCCGGACCAATGGCAGTTTTTGCTGGAGAAGTTTCCAGATGAGCTGCAAACAATGGAAAGGATATCTCTGGCGCGAAAGTCCGAAAAGTCCGGCAAGCATTTTGACTTCTTTCGCGGTCGAATTATGTTTCCCATCCGGGATTCCAGCGGTCAGGTAGTTGGCTTCGGAGGTCGCGTGCTTCCTGGAAGTGATAATCCTGCCAAGTATATGAACAGCCCGGAATCTTCGGTGTTTCAGAAAAGCAAGGTTCTTTACGGGTTATTCGAAAACATGTCTTCCATTCGCAAGAGCAGAACAGCCATTGTTACCGAAGGCTATCTGGATGTCGTAGGACTGGCTGAAACTGGAGTGGATCTAGGTGTGGCCCCTCTGGGCACGGCCCTTACGCAGGATCATATACATCTCCTCAAGCGTTATGCAGATCATGTAACATTGATGCTGGATGGCGATGCGGCCGGACGGGAAGCAGCCCGAAAAGGGGCGCAGCTCTTGATCGGACAGGGCTTCCAGTCCAGCCGAATGTTCTTCCTGCCCACGGGAATGGATCCATTTGATCTTTCCCGAAAATACGATGGCCGGACAATTCAGGAATTCCTGGAGTCATCGATTTCCAGTGACAGCTATCTTATCTTTTATACTCTGTTTCCGGATGTACTGGGCCGGGCCTTTCAGAAGCTGGCAGATCCTGAAAAACCGGCGGAGCTCACGCAGGGGATCCGCTCTTTGATCCATGATCTTCGCTTCGACGAACCTCCAGGGCTGGAAGAAAAGAAGGCTGCTGTAGAAAGATTTCAAAAGCTTTATTCTGAAATCGAAGACTCCATCATCCGTGAATTCTATGCTCAAGAAGCCGCTCGAATCCTTTCTATCGAAGTAGGAGGACTGATTCAGCAGCTGAAGCAGCGCGCAGCATCGGCCCAGGGGAACCAGGCTTCAGGATACCGCGCCGACCAGGGCCGGAGTGCCGGAAGGGGCAATACTCCCGGCAGCCAGTCTGGCCTCGGCATTATGGGACCCGGAAAAACGCCCACGGGCAGGGAGCCAGCGCAACCTGCCGGGTCCAGTGGTCCCGGAGCCACCAGAGGAAGCCAGGAGAGCAACCCCGAGCTTTCCAGGATTCATGATCATTTGATTCGATGCGAGCGATCTCTGATGGTGAAGTTGCTCACCTCAGCCCGATTTCTGTCCGGATATCTAACCGAGTTGCGGCAGCTGGATTTTGAGGACGGAGATTCCGAAATATTATGGAGAGTACTGGAGGATCGGTTTTTGAGCGGAGAGGGATGGGATGAGGACGTTTTAATCCATTCCAATCTTCCGAACCGGGTGATGCAGTCCTTCAGCGGACTACTGGCTGCAGATGGGAACCAGGACCAGAAAAATGAGGAATCCGAGGATACATTCAAAGAGTTACTGCTCCATCACCGCATCCTGCGGGCTAAAAAAAAGATGTCAGAAATCCGGGGGCAAATGGTAGTGGCCGATGAGGTCGAACAGTCCTACCTTTGGGAGAGGTACTCTGCCCTTTTGAAAGAGACTAAGACCCTGGAATTCCAGCTGCGGAGCCAGTCCGCACAAAACCCTAAAAATACCACCTCTCGAGGTGAATCTGACCCGCCCGGGGTCGAAAATTAAGTTCTGGAGAAGCTGCGTATGGCAATCGAAGATCTTCCCGAAATACAGAAGATTATTTCCATTGGTAAGGCCAATGGAGAAATTACCTACGACGAGATCAACGAGTACCTACCCGAAAAGATCGTCAATTCCGAGCGCATTGAAGATGTGTTTACCCTGCTCAATCAGCTCGGAATCGAGGTTGTAGAAGAATATTCCAGCCGCATGGAAGACGAGGTGGCTGTGGGAGCCCCTGTAGTCCGTGAGGCGCCGGTCCCCGTGCAGGCAGCGAACGGAGCAGCGCCTGCGCCCAAACCAGCCAGAAAGAAAAAAGAGAGCAGCAGTTCGTCCAGCGATGACCCTATCAGGCTCTATCTGAAAGAGATCGGAAAGGTCTCCCTGATTTCTGGAGACAAAGAGGTATTTCTGGCTCGCCGCATTGAAAACGGCGAAAAGATCATTGAAGAAACAATCCTCGGATCTTCATTGCTGAGAGCCAATTTCGTTAAGCTAACTCCGAAGATCCGTTCGCGAAAGATCAAGATCTCCGACGTAATATTTGCCAACAAAGCATACTATCTGAGCCAGGATGAACTGGAAAAACTGGAAAAGCTTTTCTTCGAGCAGATGGAAATCATCAATCGAGAAGAAAAGAAATACCAGGAAGCCCAGACCAAGCTAAAGAAATACACCGATGGCTCCAAGAAGTGGCGCGAATTCAAGCAGAAGGTAGACGAGTCCAAAGCCATTATCGATGAGGCAGTGCGCAAGCTCGGTGTTTCGCAAAANGAAATCCAGAGAATCTCGCAAAAGATCAAGTCCATGGTCTTTCGCATCAAAGAGATTCAGCGTCATTTTCTGGCCATCAANGCTCGNTACGGAAAAGACATCAANGAAATCAAAGGCTTNAATCGTTTCATCGAGAANAACGAAGAGCTGGATATGATCGAACAGGAGATGGGAGTACCTATCGATGANGTTCGAGAAGTAATCAAAGATATTCGAAACAANGAACGAAAGCTTCGCCGAATGGAGCAGGATGCCGGNTCNTCCATTCAGGAAATCCTGCAATGGGGGGAATCCCTCACCAAAGGCGAGCGGGAAATTGCCCAGGCGAANAAAGANCTNATCAAAGCNAACCTNCGANTGGTNGTTTCCATCGCAAAGCGNTANGCGAACCGCGGNATGCAATTCTTCGATTTGATTCAGGAAGGNAACATCGGNCTGATNAAAGCNGTNGANAANTTCGANTATAAGAAGGGCTATAAATTCTCCACCTATGCAACCTGGTGGATTCGTCAGGCTATTACTCGGGCCATCTCGGACCAGGCTCGCACCATTCGAATTCCTGTGCATATGATCGAACAGATCAACAAAGTAGTGCGGGAAACGAGAATGTTTCTACAGGAAACCGGTCGCGAACCTACAAACGATGAAATTGCAGAGCGGCTGGGCTGGCCTGTGCAGCGAGTAAAGGCTGTGAAGGGTGTGGCCAAAGAGCCCATCAGTCTGGAAGTTCCCGTAGGATCCGAAGAAGATTCCGAACTGGGGGATTTTATTCCAGATACAGAGGTAGAGAGCCCCATGAATCAGACTGCCAACCGATTGCTGGCAGAACAGATTCGAAGTGTGCTCAATACTCTACCGGCCAGGGAACAGAAAGTGCTTCGCATGCGCTTTGGTCTGGACGACGGATACTCCCATACTCTGGAAGAAGTGGGATATGTCTTCCAGGTAACCAGGGAACGTATTCGACAGATTGAAGCAAAGGCTCTGCGAAGACTGAGACATCCGTCCAGAAGCAAGAAGCTCAAAGACTACATCGATTCCTGATTTACTCCTATCTCAATGTCAGACCGGGGCATTCCTGGGTGTCCCGGGGCCGGCAGTTCTCGCGCCAAAAAGCGCGTAGAATTCCTGGTTAGGAACCACGAGCATGCCCGTCAGTCCTCCGGTCTAGAAGCGCGGAGCATTCTCATTGCAGTACCGAGCAGGCTCGGAGTTCGAGCGCCGGGGGGCGGGCCAGACCTCCGCACTGGGGGTGCGGAGGATTCTCATAGTAGCCTTGCGGGTGAAACCGTACCGGTGCAAAGCTCAAGCGCCGGGATTCTCGGCTGGCTCCGGCTCGCCTTGAACGGGCACATCGGAGCCGCTTTTTTCGATCATAGTGAAGAGATCGATTCTCCATCCATCGGATGTTTTTACCAGGGGGAATTTCACAGCATCCTGACTGGCCAGAGTGCATTCCACCATTTCTGCGTTCTCTGCCGGCTCATCGCATTTGACGCCAGCAGCAAGGGAATCCAGATCTTTGCGAAACTCATCTACTTCTTTCGTTTCGGCGTTTTCCGGGCTTTGCTCCGCTGCGGTGATCAATTTCATACCAACGGCCACCAATAGCTTGCTTTTGAAGGTCACAAAATTCCGGGCTTTGCTCTCATCGTTCTGGGCCACGGCTTGCAGGAATCCCTGCATTACCTGGTCTGGACTCAGGCCATCCGGCTCGCCTCCGCAATTCATGCCTGCTACAGAAGCAAACAGGATGCTCAGGAGCACGGTTGCACGTATGGATTTAGATTCTACTTTTTTCAGCATGGGCGATGGATCGGTGCTTTCCCTGGGTTGTAAAGAGATAATTCCTTACCGCTGGCTCTCAGCACAATGACCCCTGCAATCCGAGAATCAGGGCATTGTACCATAGATGACGGTAGCCCGAGTGGCAGAGGGCAATCCGGGAAGTATCCTTTCTAAAAAGATATGTGACACTGAGGATGCGATTTTTAAGCTTCCTTCTATGGAGAAAGCTGTCGGGAAGTTATTCGCTCTATTCAGCGCAGGGGCCCTGCTTACGGGATGTCTTGGAACCGGACCAATCCGAGGGGATCTTTTTGCGGATCGCTTTAATGCAGGGGAGTATGTAAATCATGCAGCCGGTTTTAAGCTCAGTCTTCCCCGGGGGTGGTCTGCATATACCCACTTTGACGATATGCCGCCGGGTATATAATCAAACCCTCTTACCTGTAAAGATTAACATTCAACCGTCGATCCTTTAGCGGACTTTTACTTAAACAGTACTTCGGTACTGCCGTCGAGTTATGCGCTATGGATCTTAGTATATTACAGCGAAAGTTTAAGCTTCGATACAGTAAAGCAGACCAGCATTACTGGCACATACGTGAGTTAAACGCATTATACCCCGAGGGCTACACAATCCCGGAGATATGCGATTACCTGCGGCAGTGCGAAGGGCTGGGCGGCAAGTCATTGAACCGATCCAGTAAGGGAACGGTTGCTAACTCTATCTTGCGGCTGCTAAAGCCAGCAATGGGCGCGGACTATAAATTTTCGATTGAGAATAAGTACATAGTCCAGGAGACCTTCAAGGAATTCACCGATCACATCCGAAGAACCTCCACGGTGGATCTGTCAATGATCCCATCTGAGGAAGAAATGCATCAGTTGATCCGGGAGACGAATCCACGGACCTCTGCCCTGATCTCCTTTCTCTATGTTACTCCGCTGCGAGTCGCTAATCTCTGCGATCTCAAGTTAAGCCAGATCCACAAGGTCACCGGCGACGAGCCATACTATTTAATTTCCACAGTGCAGAAGGGTGACCGCGATCATAAGCCGATCTCTTCATTGAAAGTAGTAGATTTCGTGAAAGAAGTTTACCGATCTAAAGTGCACCTATTCGAGACGCGGAACGGAACTCCGTATTACCCGGCGAACATCCACAGGACCATCCGGGCGGCCGGGAAAGAAGTCCTGGGCCGTAAGATGTGGCCGCACCTGTTCCGCCATATCTTCGCAACCCACATGGCACAGAAGGGGGTAAACCCCATTTACATTGCCAGACAGTTGGGCCATGACCTGCGAACGCTTACGCAGACGTACCAGCATTCATACATAGACCCGGCAATACTCTCCGGGATAATAACAAACAAAATGCCTGCCTAGACAGGCGATAGGAGCGCGCGAATGACAGTCCAGAGTATATACCGGGGTAGAGACATAAAACCCGAAAACGGTCGCATTGCAAAACCGGCCAATTCCGAGGGTATGACCTTCGAGCAGCACATGGCCGCGAACCGATGCGGTAGTTGCGGGGAGTCCGGGGTAAAACTATTCCAGCAGGGTTTCTGCCGTAAGTGCATCTTGAAGCACTGCGAAGGTATCCATCAGTTCATAGATGAGCAGCGTGAAGAGATATTCAACGACCGTATCCGGTTGGGGGTGTGAGCGGTGGATCTAATGATAGATAACGTAAGACACATAGGGGAGTATCTCGCACGGAAAGAGGGTACGGACCGAGGGGTTGAGGCCTGGAAGAAGCCGAAGCGCGTCCAGGTAGGCCCCGGCCGGTATCGCTTTGTAGTCGGTGAGAATCTGCGCTGGTATTTGATTCTTGAGCGGATCACATACCTGGCAGAGAGGAACCCGGAGTTAGCCTGGTATCGCATCAAGCGGCTGGGTATGTTGGGCCGAGGTATGATGCCCGAGGCGGTGCGAAGCCTGTACGATGCGACGCAGGGTTACTGCGCCTATGTAATGGATAGAAAACGAGAATGGGAAGAAATGGAGGAAGAAGTAAATGAAAGAAAAGATAATTGATGGTGTCGTCGGTGGCTCCGTAATTCTGGCGATTGTCCTGACTATATTAAAACTATTAGGGGTTATAACCTGTCCATGGTGGGTTGTTTTCGCTCCAGTATGGCTACTAGTATCATTCGTTGTAACGGTGGTTGTGGTAGCATCTGTTTACATCGTATTCCGAATGGATTGGTGGGCATAATATGAGAACACACAGTGCATTCCTATCAGACGATATGCGACATAAGACAGAGAGGAAACGGAAGGAGTCTAAGAAGGCCCGGAAGGTCATAGCCTTTACCGTGTTCCTTGTCATCGGTCTGACCGTAGGGACACACTACCTGGCCCATGCGTTAGGTGGATCGGCCCTGAGAGAGTACAGACGGAATACTGTAATACTGGATTATGGGTGCTGGAGATGAGTAAGGTCGAGAAAGCGAGCTGGGGCTCAGTGCCTCTTGCTGTCATCCCACATCTTACCAACCGTGAGCTACTGGTCTATGCAGCCCTTTCAATGAGGCAGGGGAAAAAGGATCAATCATGGCACGGATTGGAATCATTATCCGAGACGATTCTGGAATGCTCCGGAGTAGAACTGAAGCCGCGCCGGATCTCACAACTCTGTCAGAGCATCCAGGCCAAAGGGTTTATCACTATCAAGCGGCGCTATCGACAGAGTAATATTTATACCGTTCATAGCGAATCGCTAAAATCCGCGAATCTAGGAAAGCCCGCGAATACTATCTCGCGTCCCAGAGTAGCGAAACATGATTCGCGTCCCAGAGTAGCGAAAGAAGAAAACAACAATACAACAACAATTATTAAAACAAAAGGGGAGGCCCCGAAAAATGGAGGATCAGGAGAGGCGGAAGAAGTACGCCGCAATCATAGCAAAAAATTCAGGCATGACAAGCGACCAGATCCGGGATATGATTTCAGGGACTCCGGAGAATATCAAGACCGAGGTGATGCGGTGGCTGGCCTGGTACGGGAGAGAGAACCCGGGGGCACTACTGGAAAGGATGATGGAACAGCAGGAACGACTGAGCAAGCACCTGCAAAGCATCGCTATGACTTGAGTTTATGTGGGCAACTGGTAGCAGAGGGCCGCGCCCGAGAGAAAGCCCGGAGAGAGGGAAGGGTAGCGTAAGTGACTGCCTATTACAACGAAATAGACCCATTTGCTGCACAGTGGTTACGGAATTTAATATCGGCCGGCCATATCGCACCAGGGGAAGTAGATGAACGATCCATTGCAGACATACGACCAGATGACCTTACCGGGTTTCGACAGTGCCATTTTTTCGCAGGAATCGGAGGATGGAGTTTCGCTCTCAGGCTCGCAGGATGGCCCGATGACCGGCCCGTGTGGACCGGATCATGTCCGTGCCAGCCTTTCAGCGTCGCAGGCAAAAAAGAGGGGTTTGATGACGAAAGACACCTATGGCCAGACTGGCGGTGGCTCATCGACCAGTGTAGACCTGCAACGATCTTTGGCGAACAGGTTGCATCAGCAGATGGAAGGACGTGGCTTTCCGGTGTTCGCTCTGACCTGGAAACTATGGGATATGAAGTCGGGGCCGCCGATTTGTGCGCTGCGAGCATCGGCGCGCCGCACATCAGACAACGGCTCTGGTTCGTGGCCAACTCCAACAGCAAACAAGCACAGCGGCGGGAATCGAGCGGATTTCACTCCAGGATTGCCGCAAGTGGCGCAATGGGCGGGGACTTGGGCGACTCCATCAACCAGAGATTGGAAAGATACATTAGGGATGAGTCTCACAGGGATCAACCCGGACGGATCCCACCGATCAAGAATGGATCAGCTACCCAGGCAAGCGGCAATCACGGGCTGGCAGACGCCGACTTCGAACGACGCAACAAGGGGGGCCTACCAGTACGATCAGCACGACAAAGCGAAACCGAGGTTGAGCAATCAAGGGCAGGTTTCTGGAGCTCCATCAATTGGATACCCTGCGCCGACGGAAAAGCGCGGCCAATTAAACCCGGAATTGAGCCGTTGGTTGATGGGATATCCGGACGCGTGGGCCAGTTGCGCGCCTACGGGAACGCGATCGTACCGCAAGTCGGGGCGGAGTTCATTAAGGCATACATGAGCGTAAATAGTTACACATAACCTTTGTGAGAGAGGATAGGGATATGGAGAAAGAGAAGAAAGTAACACTCAGAAGGCTAAGGCAATCTTTAGATCTAACATGTGAAGAGCGTGGTAATCAGTACAATACAGAGCATGCACTGGTAACTATGGAAGCCACGGCAGCGGCCCTGGGTTATACGATAGTGGATGATGACCCAGAACTGGTAGGATGGCAGCCGATAGAAACAGCGCCACAACACCAATGGGTAATTATTGCGGTGGATGGCTACGCTCCGCAGATTGCAGTTAATCATTTAAGAGATGAATGGAACATTGGCTACCACAATGATGGCGAACCGGTAAACTCCACGCACAAACCAACTCATTGGATGCCCATACCACCACTACCGGAGGGTAAGTGAATGAAAGCGGCTCCTGTGTTTAAGGCTGAGGTGCAGAAGTATCGAGTCAGTCAGGCTCTGGACCTTGTTTTCTCTGACTACGGGAGGTACGCAAATCACCTCCGAAAGATAGGAGAAGGCCAACCAGTAGAGGTAATAATCCGTAAGCCCCAGCAGAAAAGATCCGACGCGTTGAACAGGTACCATTGGGGTGTCCTGATGGTGCACTGGTCTGAGATCACCGGGTATGATCCAGTAGAGGCCCACTATATGCTTCTGGCAGAATACGCAAAGCGTAGAAACCCGGACAAGAAATACCCGCCTGGCCTGGCATCATCGAAAATGACCAATTCTGAGATGCTGGAGTTCCATCAATGGGCTCGCCGGTTTGCTCTGGAAGAGTTCAGCCACTACATACCAGAGCCTAATGAGGTGGATGTATGAAAAACGAATGCTATTCATCACCAGCAGAGAACTACCAGAGTAAGATACAACCCAGATCTATAGAGATCGACGAAAGCCTTCGGGGTACCATATTTCGGATGCACAAGAAAGGCGGATGGCTCACGAAGACGATCGCGGATTATTTATCCGGGCAGGTAGAATCTGTAGTCTATCCATCAGAGGCGCGTGACTATCTGATCAAAGCCCACGGGTCCAGAGAGAAATACGAACGTACAGAGAGGGCCAATATAGCAGCGCAGAGGCTTGAGTACGAAACAGATATGCCAGGCAGTGAAAAGGTGCGCCTTCCGGGGGATAGGATATGAATCTTTTTGTATGGCTTTCAAATAGGCTCAATCCACCACCAGAGCCACGGACCCGCAAAGAAAGAAGAATGCGACCGGTCTGGAATCATAAGGTCTGGGACAAGGAAACTATGGTGCAAAGAGCTGTAAGGTGTACAGGCAAGAGTGATTCCTTTTTCCGCGCCATGTCAATCAACCAGATTGCACAGCATATCTACCAGTATGAGGACAGGAAAAAATGAGACCAAACGCTAAGCCCTGGCGGCTCCCTCGGAAGCGATGGCCTAAAAATATGGATGGTGCCGGAATAAAATCACTGCACATAGGCCCGGAGTATGTTATGATCAGGTATTCGAATGGGTTATCAGATAGGATGACCCGGGAAGAGTGGTTAAGGAGGAGACGGTGAGCCGCATAAAGACAGAGATAGATAGAGCCCTGGAACACTACGGAGATCAGGCTACTGTGTTTCGAGTAGTGCGGAGGGCGCTAGAAGATGCCCAGGTAGACAAAGTCGACATAGGCATAGTCCGGATGAATAAAATCTATTATTGGCGTCTTGACCGTGCTCATCGGGTTATACACCACATCCGCCGCCTCTTACCAATAGATAGACCAGTAACTACAGAGAGATTGAGAGAAGCAATGGAGGATAGATAGATGAAGCGACCTGGTTACAGAGCTGCAATAAAATGGATCGCAGAAAACGATGAATCATCTTGCCGAGACGCTGAAGAGATGGAGAATCTTATCAGTGTATCACTGGTTTCTGATTTATTTGGCAAGCAAAACCACGAGGTGGCCGAAGCGGTTGTCCGATATAGGGAAAGAAAACTATGACTGATCCATGGATAGAATACGGTAAAGGGTGCGATATAGACCCTGAGAAAATACGAGAAAGATTTCGAAATGTGGGTTACAGCCGCACAGAAGAAAAGCTATTGAACGCTCTCCAGCAAAGAGAAGAGAGACGAGAAGAGGCGAACGAATCTATAATGATCCATCACATTACATGTAAACAGCGGGAAGGGAATCCCTACGCCGATGGGAAACGGCACGGACTTGTCACCGCTTTTGCAGCAATAAACGGCCTTACTCTGGAAGAAGCAACACTGATACTGGAGGGAACCGATGGATGATAACTATTTGATTATTGGTGCAATGGGACGGGATAGATTAGGAGACCTGAGTCAGTTTGATGGGCATACGAAGGCACCATGGAACACAGACCATAACCCATGGATATTCAGAAGATTCAATGACGGAGATGGTCGAAGGTGGACCATCCCGCTTTTTCAGGCAGAAAAAGCCTCTTCTGTAGATAAAAGGTTGGCAGCGGCCGCCCCTGATCTACTCGCAGCCCTTAAAGAATCCCGTAAAGAGGTAGAAGAACTACGGGAGAGGATAGAGAAGGCGATTCAGGAACTGCGAGAAGAAAAGCCGTGGTACAAAGTCTGTTCGCACAGTGAGTTAGTAGCGGTGGCGCAACTGGCCGAGCCTCTATTAGAGATACTGGAGGATAAACAATGAAAGAGCAACCAACATATTTTCTGGCTGCCTATCTTGATGCTGAGGGATGGGTTTTGTCTATTGATTCGAAGCATGGAGAAATCCAGCATCTAAACTGGAGCGATTATTTCAAGCCAGATCAAGTGGTGACTACCAGTGAAATGGAATCTGCCGGGTTCCGGGTGACGATGCTATGAAAGAACAACCACAGAGGCCTGAGCCTCTGGACCACAAGAAAGAGATCTATGACCGGAGTAAAGGCTTGGTATCTTATGAACGGTATCTTTATGGCCGAAATATCCGCTGCGATGATTACATATCCCACCTTGAATCAGAGAACACCGCACTAAAGGAGAGGGTAGCGGAACTGGAGCGAAAATTGGATATACATAAACCAGGAGCGTGGAATGCGCCGGAGGTAAAATGAATGGCAAAGCAAAGAGCTAAAGCAGTCAATGTTGAAAAGCCGGACACGCGCCTCTATACCTGCCGCTGGTTTTATGCAGACCATTGGGACATCGAAAGCAATCACTGGACCACAAGCTGTGAAAACGTGCACGTATTTCTGGAAGGAGGCCCAGAGCAAAACGATTACCGTTTTTGCCCTTACTGCGGGAATACGATAGATTCGAGCGACCCACACAGGGATATGTGGAGTAGTGAAGAATGAGACCGGAATGCGCCCAAATACTTCTGGAGGAATTCTGCGCGGCCGCTGGCCTGACAATGGCAGTCCATATTCGAGCTGGAAATCGTATGGAGATTGCAGCAGGTCCGGATGACTCTGTGAATGATCAAATGGGGCCACATGAATTTGCGGCGCTCGTTGCAGATTACGAATCAAGGGTCCGGTACATTGCCGAGCGAATCGCTTACGCATATAGCGGGACCTCTCTTAATAGGAATTTAGGTGCATTGCAATCGTTTATTCAACGCAGATATGGAGCTACCCAGGAAGAGGCCGAAAATCTAGTCTGGAAGCCAGCGCGAAAAATCAATAGGAAGGCAGGATGAGAAATGAAGTCAAAAGCAAACAAGAAATCCGTGAAGAAAGCGCCCGCCAGAAAGAAGAGCGTAAGCGGGAAAAAGAAGCCCGTGCAAAAGAGCGCAAAAAAGAGCAGGCACGTAAGTGGCAAGAAAAGCAGCAGCGCGACCGTAAACGGGCATCCGATCAGCGATTACAACAAAGCAGTGAGAGACTGCATGGAGATTCAAAAAGGCCTCGGGCACGAGATTCTGGATCTGCTCCTTCGGGGCTTCCCAAAGCGGGACATCCAGGTTGTAATCCAGTACCGCTCCGTAGGCGGGGTAGTGGATCAGCCCATCAGAGGACAAAAGCCATTGAGGGGGATGAAGTAGATGGAAGGGTACCTGATCGGTCTGGGAATCATTTTAATCGCTCATCTGATTTCGTGGGTGGCGGAAGAAAGCGTAAAGTAGGCCATCAACGCACCCGAGACATCAAGAGAGCAATAAGAGAGGCAAAGAAAAGAGATGGATACAGATGCAGAGTATGTGGATCAGAGCAGGTTGACGGCGCCCATTTGCTTCCAAGGAGGCATCCCGCGCCCGAATATGATAGCGCAGGGGCCGATTGGATTATGGCTTTGTGCAGGCTTCACCACCGGGAATATGACTCTTCCGCCTTCGTATCATCGAAATACGAATGGTGCCTCAGACACGGACTTGACAGAGAAGCAAAGATGCTTAAGATACTGGTAGATAAAGGATGGTAGAGGATATGGGAGAAAAACACACACCCTATGCAGACCACCCGGAGAATAGAGAATGAGTCCCGTAGAAGTAAAACAGGCTGAGGATTGCGAGGAGAAACGGGTATTTATGACTCGAATGGCTGCAAAGAAAGAGGCTAAATACCTGGGCCGAAACAAGAGCCGGAAACTCTCCCCCTACCTCTGTCCTGTCTGTAACTGCTTCCACCTCACCAAAAAGGAGACCCCAAAGTGAAAAATCACTTTCGCAAACCGATATGATATTCACCACAAACATCAAGCCTGTCTCTGAGAATAGGAGACTAATTCCGGCTAAAACCCGTCTGGTGGCCAGCACAGAATACCGGAAGGCCAAAGAGGCCATCCGTCAGGAGTTCAGCCTCCAACACACAGGGGCGCCATCTGAGGGCCCTGTTGAAGTCTTGATCACCTGCAGACCCGGGAGGTCCGATCTCACAGCATGGAATAAGATGCTATGCGACTGTCTAAATGGTATAGCCTACCTGGATGACAAACAGATCGAATCAATTACGGTAGAGAAAACCAGGGACAAAGCCTGCCCATTGGTTACTGTAGTAGTGGAGGAATACCATGAATCAAGGGAATAGTTTGGAAAGTCCCTCTCATTGGCGGGGTATGGTGAGTAAGGATTACGGACTGACCAACCAGACCAGTATGGATGAGGCTCTGGAAAGATTCCCGGTGCTACAGAATTGTTTTGCGACAACCAATATTGGGAACTTTTCATATTCCGCCTTTGATGCCGAGGCAATGAATCGGTGGGCATCCAGTCACAGAGGAGAAGAAGTCCGAGTGGCTGAACGGCACTGGCTCCGGGACGCGAAACACGTATCCAGAATGCTTGAGAATCTGGAAGGGCTAGGCATTAATATCTACAGTAGGGATGGCTACTGATGGCAGCCAAGAAAAGCCAGAAAAACCGGGAAAAAACCGGTAACCTCAAGGATCAGCCGCACGGTGGAGCCCTAAAAACCGATGCAGGACCTGGCCGCCCTAAAGGTTCACGCAATATCAAAACCATTCTTGAAAAGGTGCTCAACTCCACTCCTCCAGAGAAATGGAAGGAATTGGCGAAGCAGAAAGGAATCGATCCAGAAACCAACTACGAGGTTATGGTAGCCGCTTTACTCGCTGACGTAGTAGAAAACGCTAACTCTCCGAATGCAAAGCTCATCCTGTCATACTTCGAAGGGATGCCACTCCAGAGAGTGCAGCACCTGGGAGACTCAGAAAATCCAGTCTACACCTATGAAATAAATGAAGACGCTCGAAAGACAGCACAGTCCAAGCTCGAAGCAATCAGAGAAAATATCGATCCTCCCGATTGATATGCAGGCCAGCCTGCCTCTGTTCTGCATCGCTGTAACGGCCGGGAAATGGAAGCCGTACGATCATTCCGTTTTTGTCGCCGAAGCCGTTCAGAAGGCTATGGAGACTCCCGGATCCCGGGTGATTCTGGAAATCCCCCCGAGGCATGGAAAAACCTATACCTCGATTGTGTATGGGGGAGCGTGGTACCTGAAGAACTGGCCCGGAAAAACCTTTGCCTATGTAGCGCATACCCAGAGCCTTGCAGATAAATATTCGGAAAAGTGCCGACTTGTCTTTGAGTCCCTGCCATACGGACAGGGCCTGGCTGCAGATTCCAGGGCAAAGCAGAACTGGTCCACGGCAGGACTGGGCGGTGGCTTCTTCTCTACGGGTGTCGGTGGGCCTGTTACCGGGATCGGTTTTGATTTCATGGCTGTAGATGACCCCGTGAAGAACCAGGAGGAGGCTTACTCGGCTGTGTATCGGGACAAGACCTACGCCTATTACACAGATACACTCCGGGACCGTATGCAACCGGGGGGCTCAATCCTTCTGATTATGCAGCGCTGGCACGAGGATGACCTCGCGGGTAGACTCATTAAAGACGGTGGTTGGGATGTGATTCGGCTCCCGGCGCTGGCAGAGGAAGAGGACCCACTGGGGAGGGGCCCTGGTGCGGCCCTGTGCCCACAGATGTTTGATGTAGGAGCCTTGAACGCCCTAAAGAAGGACATGGGCTCAAAGACTTTCGAAGCAAAATACCAGCAGAATCCGATCCACCTTTCCGGGGCCATGTTTAAGCCAGAGTGGTTCCGGTACTTCGACCTTGAAACCGATAGACTTACTTTCCCGGACGGGAAGAAAATACTATTGTCTGAATGCAGGATATTCCAGACTGTAGACCCAGCAGGCACAGAGGGAAAGCTCTCAGACTATTTCGTTTGCGGAACGTTTGCACAGGACCGGAATAACAATCTGTACCTTCTGGACATAGCGAGAACAAAAGCCGAGACTACCAGGCATGCGGAGATTTTGAGGCAGACCCGGGACCGGTGGCAGCCATACGCTCAGTACGTGGAGAACAAAGTATTCGGAATCAATGCCATACAGAATGCAAAGAAAGACGGGATGCCGGTCCGCAAACTGGAAGCCGACCGGTCAAAGGTCCTTCGGGCAGAGGAAGCCGTCACATTTTACGAGAATGCAATGATATATCATAGACGGAATGCCCCATGGCTGGCAGCACTGGAAGATGAGCTTCCCCAGTTCCCAAACGGAGAGCACGACGACCAGGTGGACGTTGTATCATACGCCGCGATCATAGCGAGACAGAGGGCGACCACGAATTGGCGCGAGAAATACTTGAGGTAATACCATGGGATTTTTAGACAGATTCAAGAAACAGTCAGCACAGGCCGGGCCCGTATCCAGCGGAACGATGCTCCAGAATGTAGTGCATGACGCAATGATAGACCCACTTACAGGCAGGGGCGGGGAGAATGAAAAGGCATACGCCGCCGAGGGTCATTTCAACCGGATACCCTATGCCCGGGCAATGGCGTATTATACAGCCTCATGGTTCATTCAGAACGCAGTAGACCGGCCAGCGCGGGATGCTGTAAGGGAATGGATCACCATTGAGTGCAAGGACCCGGAGTTTTCCCGTCTGGTAATCAACCGACTGGATGAGCTGAAAGCCCGGGAGGTATTGGAGAAGCTACTTCGATACCAGCGTATCAATAGCCGTGGTTCAATGATCCTTGCGGTAGCTGAGGAGGACACTAATCTCAACGGCGATGTATCCCATCAGACCAAAGACATCGGCAGCCCCCGAAAACTTTGTAAGCTTAATGTGACCGAGGACGGAGACAGGATCCACGTAACGGTCCCGAATCGATTCGACATCACAAAGACCAACTACAACGAACCAGAAATCCGGCACTACGGTGCTGTCATTCACCCATCTCGGTACCGGTGGATCGTAGAGTCTTTCAATACAGAGCTGCTACAGGGAATCAGTGTAGTGCAGAGGGTGATAGATGCGGCAAAGGTTCTGGACTCCTCCATCACGTCTTCCGGCCGGATCATGGCGAACCTCGGAAACTATGTGGTCAACTCCGATGAGCTGACCAACCTCTCCCCAGAGCAGCGGATAGCCTGGTTGCACCTGTTCAAGAGAATGATCGATACGGACGGGGTGATTGCTATGGGTAACCAGTCCCAGGAGATTGTATCCAAGATTCAGACAACCCTCTCCGGAATCGGTGAGGCATTCGACTTCATTCAGGAGGTGAGTGCAGGATCCTCGGGAGTGCCCAAAGCCGTGGCATTTGGTAGAGCCTTCGGCGTGGTTTCAGCCGGGGACTTTGACCAGCTCAACTACGCGGCCCAGGTGAAGTCCGAAATTCAAGAGAAGCACCTCCGACCGGTTCTGTACTGGTTGATTGACCTACTGTGTAAAGAGACCCAGGGCTCGGTCTATAAATACATCCAGAGCAAAGGTGGTATCCCGGACTGGGAACTGGAGTTCAACGACATATTCAAGATCGACCCGAACACAGAAGCGGATATCCGGGTCAAGCATGCACAGGCTGATCAACTGGATTACACCATGGGTAAGGCTACGGCTGAAGAGCTCCGGGATCTGGACGACCGATATTCTGAACTGGTTGCCCCGGATGACCCGCCGGAACTAACAGACGAGGAACTGGAAAAAGAGATTGGCTCTTTCACGGACCAGGCTTTTGATGCGCTCAGGAAACGAAGGGGCGCGGCATGAACGGAATAATGATTCACAGGAAAATCCTACCGGTACTGGGTAAATGGGAATGCTGTGAGTGTCGGGAAGAGAAATCCGGTGGCCGGCCGTTGGTTCTTACTCCTGTAGCTGCCCGATTGATTGGCCGCGGTAAGGGTGTAACATGGTTCATGTGCCAGGATTGTGCTCCCGATGAGAAGGTGGCCCGAGAGAAGCTGGGGGGAAGGGTCCGATGAGTCATAATAGTGGGATCGCTAGAGCTGCAGAGATATTTGCCAGAATAGAAGAAAAGGCCGAGCGGAGAGAAAAGCTCACAGTAGAGGAGGCCGGGACATTAATGGAAATGATTTTGGATAATCTCATAGAGAGAGATAATTCCGGAGATCCCGAAAAAATGGTTTCAGAGGCGCTGAAATGGTGCTTTGCATTGCGTGATGGGTTCCTGAAGTATTTGCCGGAAGAAAAAAATCATTCAGATCATGGCGAGTACAGGTGTAAAGTGATGAATGTAAGTTATGAAATACCGAAGGGCGCGGTACTCAAGAGGGATCGAAACTCCCCAGATCTCTATATCCCGCCAGGTAATCACACTGTGCAGCAGATCGTAAATTTCCTAAATACACAAGAAAGAGGCGGCCGGGAGTTTTTTGCAACTACGGACGGGCGGATCGGTTGCCGAGAAATCATACAGTTAACGACCAGTCTTACTTTTCTGCCATGATTCAATTCCCGGAGAAATTAGAGAAGCAGGCTGCCAACCTGTTCCAGCGGATTATGCGCCGATTGGTCCAGGAGAAGGCCCGAAACGCGATCCAGCGAGCTAAAACCAAAGCGGTGGTTCTGGATGCCGTGGCCCTCGATGACTCCTTTGACGATTTCCTCGAAAAACTTGGATTATCCGAAGGGGAGCTGACAAAGGCCGAGATCCGCTCCCTTGAAAGACTGGCCAAGTCTGTAGATAACTTCACACGAAAGGAAGCGCTTCGGGTCCTGGCGGACATGCGCCAACTGGCCGAGGATCCTTTCATGCTCGGGCTGGCCCAGGAATCCCTTGATCGGGAAGGGATCACTGTGGACGCTCTGCGATCCTATGTCCGGGAGAATATGCAGATCATCAAGGACGCATCCCTGGCAGCGAACCGCGACATCGAAAAGGTATTGGCAGAGGGTTTATCACGCGGGGACACTGCAAAAACTATCGCCAAAGAAATCAGGAAAGTGGCTGACGTTTCTGAGTCCTATGCTCGGTTTATAGCCAGAGACCAGACCGGGAACCTGATCAGTACAGTATCGAACCGCCGGTACCGAGCAGCTGGATTCCCCGGTTACATCTGGGACGCTACCATGGACAGCCGGACCCGACCAGCACACGCCGCCCTGCACGGGAAGTATTTCGAATTCGGACAGACTCCCCCGGGGCTGACAAAGCCAGGAGCCAAAGAGCCAGGAGAGGATTACCAGTGTGTGTCCGGTCACCACGTAGCCGGTAACTTCCAGAACCTCCGAAGGACGTACTTCCGTCTATACACCGGCCCAATCGTATTTCTGCAGGCAGAGGGCGCAATCACTGACCTGATGATCACGCCGAACCATCCGGTTCTTGTCTACGATCCAGAGTGGGACCGGGTCCGATGGGTAGCAGCGGGAGAAATAAAGAAGGGGTATCAACTGGCCTATGACTCCGAATCTGTAAAGGTGGATGCCCCCGGGTGTATGCGTGTAGAGGCGCTGTACCAGGAAGGGGAACTGGACGGGGAGTATGAACTGAATCGAAAGGACATCACAAACGACCCTCACCATTTCCACGGGGACGGGGTGGGATCCACGCACTTTTCAATGCGGCATATCTACAAGCTACCTACCCCTCGCTTTGATCCGGACTTTCTATCCAAAGGGCCCCGTAAAATACCGCACCGGCAATTCGAATTCCGGGCCATTCGTGAGATCACGTCCCAGCACGTAGAGAGGCACCCTGTATTTAATTTTGAGACAGGCCATGGATGGTACACGGTATCCGGAGTTGTAGTACACAACTGCCGCTGTGTAAAGGTTCCGTCGTTCGGGCCCCAGGATGAGATGAGCCCCGAGGACCGCCAACGATATATTGACCGAGTAAATGCTGAGCGAAAAGAATTTGGAAAGCAGGAACTGGAGGAGGCCGCATCATGAAGCCAGATGGTGAAATTCGTATGACCACCAAAGAGGCCGCCCGGTACCTCGAAAAGAGCGACCGAACAGTCCGCAATCTCTGTGAATCCGGGAAGCTCTCATACTACCAGGACGGAGAGCGCGGGAAGATCACTATCCCTTACTCCTCAGTTCTCGACTACGACAAATCTACCAAGAAGGGTTAACCAACCCACACACCATTTGAAAAGCGGGGCATTGCCGGAAAACCCGGAATCCCTGCCTTCTTATGTCCCATATCTGAGTTTCCACAATATCCAACCTGTGCTCTAATGTAGATGTATGCCGTCGAATTCGGTTTTAGATGCAGGAGCGACTGTTTCGGATGTAGAGCGGAAAGCCTTCCGCCGATTCCGTGTAACCGTTGCGATTCCCGGTGTCTATGACTACGAGATCGACGGTCAGATTTATCGGGTGGCGAAACTACCCGAGGAGCTGTTTTCACCGGGCACGATAGCGAGCCTTGAAGGCGCTCCACTGACACTTCTTCATCCGGAGGTCAGCCCATTAGAAACCAGACCGGGTAACGGCTCTGGGCTCGTCGATTTCTCCAATTATGGGGTATTGGCGAAAGGGGCAACGTCCAGCCCTGATGTCCAGGCGAATCAGTTAGTTGCTACGGTCTCAATCTGGGACTACGACCTTACCGGAAGCGTCGAGATCGGCGATTTGCAGGAAGTGTCAGGTGGTCAGACTTGCTCATGGGACTATACTCCCGGGGTATTCAATGGCCAGCCGTACGATATCGTACAGCGAAACATTCGATTCAATCACGTTGCGGTTGTTCCCAGGGGAAACGTTGGGCCTGCCGCAAGGATTCATCTGGATTCCAAGGAGAACCAACCGATGCCAGGTACAAATGAAAACCCAACACAACGCCGCCTATTCTGGCGACTGGAGCATGCAGTAGCTCATGACGGGAACTCGAATATCGAAGTTCCTGAAACTGTATTCGAAGAACTGAATAAGATCAAGCAAGCCAAGAAAGCCGCAGAGGAGAGAGCCACGGCTCTGGACTCCGACCTGCAGGCCGCAATGGAACAGCTTAAAGGCCAGAACGCCACTCAACCTGACCCGGAAGGTGAGGCAGAGAAAGAAGCGCTGATGGCCAAGATGAAAGAACTGGAAGCCATGAATCAAGAGCTTGCATCTCAGGTGAAAGCGTGGCAGGAGAAATTTGCCAACGCCGAAAAAGAACTTCCTGAGAAAGCCGAGCAGATGGCTGAAGAAAAGACCGAGGTAATGCAGGAAGCCGAGCAAATCATCGGTGATTCTGCATCGCTACGCGGTATGAAGATCCGCGACATCAAACTTCAGGTCATAGCCAAGGAGCTCCCCTTTGAAGAGGGTGTGGCTCTGGATTCTGTTTCTGATGAGCGAATCAACGAGCGATACAGCGGTATCGTAGCGTACAAAAGAAAGGCTGCTGTAGCGCAGGATGCACGAAAGCCAGCCCCGGATACTGCTTCCGACCCTTACCGCAATGCTCACGCAAAATCATTCGAACGAGGTATGAATAAATGATTACGCAGTATCTTAATCCAAACACCAACGCCCCTCTTGGAGAGGGTAAACTCTGGAGACAGCTTGAAGGTCAGGACATCATTAGCGCGGGCTATACCATGGCCTCCGCAGCCGGTTTCGGTCGCGGTCTGATGAGAAACGCCTCCGACAAGTCTAAACTGGAACTCTTCGGCTCTGCCTCTGGCGAGTTTATGGGTGTTTCGGTTTCTTCTACTGATGTATCCACCGATGGCCAGTACTCCGCCGGAGAGCCTGCAGGCTCCGTCCTGTATGGATGCCCGGCTGTATCTCTCTGCGAAGCAGTTTCAAAGGGTGACACAGTTAGAATGCGTCATACCGGAGCTACTACCGCCGGATACCAGGACTGGGGATTCGACACAGCAAAGACCGGGGCTTCTGCTACTGGCCTGGCTAACGATACCACTACATACGGCTGTCTGGTTACTGTGGATGGAGTTATCAACGAGGTTTCTATCGTTGGTTCTGCTGCTCAGACAATCACGAACCTGGTATCGCAGATTAACGCGGACCTGACCGGTGCGACTGCCTCTTTTGAGGACGATGACGATCTGATCCGAATCACTTCCGATTCTACCGGAGCAAGCTCCAGCATCAGTATTCAAGACGGCAATGATAGTACCGACGAGGACCTATTCGGAACTCTGACCGATGCCAACGCTACCGTAGAAACGGCCGTGGCTGGAACTTCTGCCACTTCTCAACTGGGCCAGTTCTGCACTACAGCTGTAGCGGGCGAGACTGTGCAGGTGGTTGGTGCGAAATTCGAATCAGCCGGACTCAACGGAGGAACAGCGAATCTGTATCTACCTCCGAACGTAACCATCACCGCCGATGAGTAAGCGGGAAGCATAGGAGATTGAAGCAATGCTACTTAGTCAAGAATATAACAATGCGCTGATCCCTGAAGATCTACAGCAGATTTCCCAGAGGCTCCGAGAGCCTAGAGAGGAGGAGCTTGTAGGTCGTCAGCTATTCCCGCAAAACAACGAATACAACACCTGGGCGCAAGAGATCGGGTACGACGCTGTAATCGCCGAAGGTGGAGCGGCTATCATTGGCCCGGGATCCGGTGCTTCTGATGTACCTCTGGTTGGCGAGAAGTTGAAACGTGAGACTCAGCCTGCAGTAACCATCGTTTCTGGTGTAAACCTGACCGCTGCACAGCTCGGCCAGATGGCCGCAGCACGAGAGATCGGGAAAGGACCCAGTTACGATACGCTGAACAAGCGGACCGATCGAGGCCGCCGATTCATCAATGAAAAGATTACCTCTGTAATCACTACCGGGGTATCTTCAATCGGGCTAAAAGGGATGTTTAATGACGCGTTCTACGCCACCTCCCGCGCCGCAGCCGATACATCGGAGAACAATGGAAAGGGTGTGAAAGAGAGTGTTGCTCAAGGAGCGTTCTCTGGCACTGCCGCTCAGAAGCGCCTCTGGGACAATAAGACCCCTGCAGAGATCCATGAAGACCTGAGACTCGGTCTGGCTCACGTCAACCGTCGAGGACTGTTTGCCGCCGATACTCTAGGAATCACCCCGAAAGCATACTGGGCGCTGGCTAAACCTTATAGCGCACAAAACCCTATGTCCCTGCTGGACGTGATTAATGAGACCGTCGGGAAGGGGTACGGGTTTTTTAAACGCCTGCTTGTATCTCGAGCCTTTGCGGCCGGTGCTGCTGAGGACGGATACAACGGCGACGACGTGGACTATATGTGTATCTTTGAGGGTAGCTCAGAGGTCGCCGAGTATTCCATACTGGAAGAAATCCGAAACCTCCAGCCTGTCTATGACAAGATGGAAAACATGGAGATGGTTCTTCGCGCTCGTACCGGTGGCCTGATCATGTATCAGGGAGCTGGTATCTACATCGGGAAAGGCGTTTAATGGCCGCTACCCCGTCACAACTACGGCTCCTAATTGATGGATTGGCCGGTATAGCAGATGCGCGATTGAATGCGCTTCTGGATGCGGCCGCCACTCATCTGGAGTCCGACGGGGTAGATACTACCGACGCTCGCTACAATCTCCTGCAGATGTATATGGCCGGGCACATCCTGTCAATAAACGGGGGTCCCGGGGCCATTGCATCGGAGAGCGTAGACGGGGTTTCGATTTCATTCCGTGTAACCGCCAAAGACGCGGGGACCACGGCTTACCTGGACGCTTACAGGCAATTACTGGGACAAGTCCGGGGATTTGAGGCGCGGTTTGCATAATGGCAAAGGGTTTCAATAAGACTCCGGAGATCATCAAAGAACTCCGCAAATGGTCCGGGATCAAGGGGAAGATCGGTATTCTGGGCGACGGGGAACTTGCGACTATCGGAGCTGTGCAGGAATTCGGCGCGACAATCAAAGTAACCGACGCAATGCGCGGTTATCTGGCGTCCCAGGGCCTATTCCTTCGAAAGGAAACAAACTCCATTGAGATCCCAGAGCGTTCCTATATTAGATCCACACTGGACGATCGGAACACCGGCGAGGCCATGGGTAAATCCGCAAAGGACGCGGACTCACTCGACGGAAAACAGATCATGTCTGTGATGTGTGCAACTGCCGTTGGCCGGATCCAGAAGAAGATGAACAGCGGGGTAGGCCCTGGCCTGAGCGATTTCACGAAGGAACAGAAAGGTTCCGGGCTATCTCTGGTTGATACCGGCAGGTTGAGAAATTCGATCAGCTATGAGGTGGTCGGATGATGGCGTATAATGCCATAGCTCGCCACGTCCTTACGCGGGTGGTTCGGATTAATTCCGGGCGCTCCTACGTGGATGGTGAACTTGTCTCAGGTCTTGGATCCAACTCAAGTCTCGACCTTGCGGTTCTACCTGTAACGGCCCAGCAGCTCCAATACCTGCGACCGGGATCATTCACAACTCAAGACGTAAACGTATATGAGATCGGCGGAGGATTAACACTGACAGAAGGGTCAGAGGTAGACTGGCGCGGTTCTAAATACATCGTGCGAGAGATCAAGGACTGGCGAGAGCAGGATAACTACGTACGGTATATTGCCAAACGTAAAGCCCTGGAGGCCGCCGCATGATCTCACGGGACGCTATAAAGGAATACCTGAAGGCTATGGCCACAGCAACCAGTTCCACACTGGTAAGAGAAGATCAGGACGGTCCGGCTCCACGGACATTCCCGGTTCTTTCTTATAAGATAATCAATGCAAACCTGGGATCCTCTCATCAGGCCGCGATCAGCCAGGAAGCCGGAACACCCGACGCGGACGGTCCGACCGTTGACGTAACGAAATCATGGGGAGCGCGGCAAAGCGTTTCCATCACGTTTCGATCCAATGGGAATTTACCCCAGGTCTATAATGCTGTCCATGCTGCATTCCTCTGGATTCGATCCCGCGCGGCAAAAGAAAAAGCGCAAGAGCAAGGCGTTGTAGTAAAGGCCCTGTCCCCGGCGGTTGAGGACCGAACAGCACAGATTGCTGATCTTACATTCGAAAGCCGAATGGGTTTTGATCTCCGTTTTGATGGTCGCGACGTACTGACCGAGCAGGTCGAGCAATTAACCACCGTAAGCATAGATAGCCAGACAGAGGATGATGATCCTCAAGAAATACTCGTAGAGGAACCGGAATAGAGGTACAGAGCAATGAGTTTTATTCAAGATATCGTAGTACAGATCAGTAACGTAACAACCAACCTTCGAGGTCTGGTGTTCGATCCCATCATCATCGGAACAGGAGCGACTGCCCGGGATACCGTCACAGTAAGCACACTTCAGGGCCTTGTTGATGCGGGCTATGCTTCCACGGATGAGGAATACAAAGCACTTTCAGCGATGCTTTCTAATGACATAGCACCTCAGCGAGTAATAGTAAGGCGCAAGGCCGATGCGACTACTTACACTGATGAACTGGATGCACTTGTAGCGGCCGGGACTGCATGGTATATGACCACCCTTACATCAAGAGCAGTAGCAGACCAGCACGAGGTCATCGAGTGGTGCCAGGCGAATAACAAGTACTTTGTCGGTGCCAACGCCGCTATTTCAGCCCGTGGAACGTTCGGGTATCAAGAATGGCACTTTACCAGCGCTAAGTCCGGCGGGGACTCTACCGGACTTGATAACGATGCGACTGTGTTTGGTATCACTGTATCTATAGATGGTGGGGCTGATCAGGATATACTTGTTACTGGATCCGCTGCTCAGACCTGGACCACCCTACTGTCTGAAATCAACAACGATCTTTCAGGGGCCACGGCTGAGCTGGTAGACGGTAATTTCCGAATTACTTCAGACGAGTACGGGACCAGTTCCAGTGTCTCCATTACCGACGACGCATCAGGGGCCAGTGCGGGTATCTTCGAGACCGTAACGGATGCCGAGGCAACCGTAGAGACAGCAGTAGCCGGGACACTTCGAAGCGAGAACCGTGGAGCGCTGGCAATACACAACAACCAGGTAGGGGACTACCCGGATATGCAATGGGTGGGCCTCCAGCTTCCGAAACAGCCGGGGTCTACCACATGGAAATGGAAGAGGCTCACCGGTCAAAATGCCGGCAACTGGACTCTTACCGAATTGATCGAGATCCGGGGATCAGGAGAGAGCGGCCGAGCCCAGGCTTTACAGGCTGATTCCGGCGCTACCTACATGAACGAAGGCATTGCCCTCGGCGGCCGGTTCATCGACGACCAGCTCGGTCAGGACTGGGTAAAGGACCAGATCCAGCTCGAAATCTTGAATCTGATGCTGACTACAGAAAAGGTCAGTCTTGATGACGCGGGTATTGCACAGGTAGTCGCTGTTATTCGGACCGTTCTAGAAAGAGCCGGGCGGGTCGGTATTATTGCAAGAGTCGGTCAGACACAGGCAGACCAGGCGAAGTCCGACGACAAGCGGTATATGTTTAAGATCACGGCTCCGACTCGCTCCGAGCTATCCACTTCCGATCTGTCCACCCGCACCCTGAACGGAATCACATTCACGTACTACAAAGCCGGAGCAATCCACGGGACCGGAATCACAGGTATTGTAACCGACTAAGGAGAAAACGATGGGAGCACTACTAGGAGTTTATGACCCGGAAAAGGTCACTATTGACATCATCAGTCCTGTACTCGGGAACCACCGAGTAAGCGGATTCGGTGAGGGATCGTTTATCACCGCAGAGCGAACCGATCCTGAACTGTACAAAGCAAAGGTCGGAGCGCACGGCGATACAACTCTTGCACGGAACCTGAACAGAACCGGAAAATACAGTATCATACTGTCCCAGGGCTCACCATCCCTGGCGAAGTTCGACGCACTAAAAGAGATCAATACACCGTTCGCGGTCAAGGTCCAGGATGGGTCAGAGACGCCTTTGATCTCCGGATCCGAGAAGGCCGTAGTGATGAGCGAACCGACAGCGGAGCGCGGTGCAGAGGCGGCTGACGTAACTATCGAGATATGGTGTCAGGATCTGACTACCGTTCGCAGCGCAGTATAAATAAAACAAGAATGATCAAGGAGATGCAAGGGGCATGGCAGCACAGTTTTACGAGGAAACGGTCACAGTAAACGGCCGCGAGTACACATTACAGCATCCGGGTGTCCCGGAATGGCAGAAGCGCCGCCAGGAGATGGCAGTAGTAAAGAGCAATGGCAATATGATGCTCGATATGCTGTCACTTCTGGAATACTCATTCGAGCATGTGGTAATCCCAAAGAAGGGCGCAAAACTCAAACTTACCAATTGGAGTCCGAAAGACCAGGGGGTCCTGGAGGAGGTATGGCAGCCGTTGCTGCTTAACTTTCTTAGAGGGAAGGACATCGCTCGGAATCACGCAAGTAAGGATTGGCGAGAAAACCATCCAGCGGAATGGAGAGACCTCGAAAAAGCCAATCTATCAAACGAAAGTGGATCTGGTCCCGAAGAGGAGCCACAGGAAGGCTCTGGAGGACGCGAGAAAGAATCCAATCACAAAGATGCTGATCGCAGAGATCGGCAAGGTGGACATCAACAACGTACCCCCGTTTCTGATCGAGGAGATTGAAGCGGTAACGGATGAAATCCTGAAGGAGCGCAATAAGAACAACGGAAACACTCCGAAAGTTCCAAAGCGATAGACCATGGCTGAGAAGCTAAGAGAATTATACGTTGAAGTCGGCTTTCAAGATGACGGCGCGGTCCGTGGTCTGAAACAGGTCGATGAGAAAGCGGATGACGCTACCGATACTACAATGGGGCTACAGGATGCCCTTGTCGCTCTAGGTGGCGCGGCCGTTCTCGCTGCGTTTAAGTCTCTAGCCTCGGAATCATTCGCGGCCTACCAGGAGCTCGAAAAGCAGCAGGTGCTATTAAAGAACCTGGCTCAACAGGATTATCCAGCTCTTGAGTCCGAAATCCTCAGCACCATTGAGGCCAGTAAGGGTCTTTCCTCAGTAGGTGAGCTGGCCACGGCTTCCAACGCATTCCTGAAAGCAGGCGGTGACGCGGAGTTTCTAAAGAATTCAATGTCCGATCTGCAGAAGGTCACGGCTGCAACCGGTCAGGATATGGAACAGTTTATGGGGGCGCTCCAGAAGGACATCCTCACGGGTTCCACACAGGCACTCGAAGGATCGCAGATTCTTTCTAAATACATCGAAGGCTTTAGAGAGATCGGGTCTGGATCCAGTGAGCTCCAGAAGATGCAGCGCCAGCAGTTGATTATGAACGCTCTGGCAGAGAATGGGGCTCTGATTCAGGACCAGTACAACGAATACCTTCAGAGTACGGAGGGGATTCTCAAGGTCAATGAAACAGCCATGGGGGATCTCAAGGAGAATATCGGCGCTGTAATTGCCCAGGGCCTCGTCCCGATGATCAAGTTACTAACGCCTCTGATTCAGTACTTTACCGATGCGGAGAACGGTCTAACCCGGGTCAAGGTAGCTATGGCTGTCCTGATCCCTGTGATGATGGCGTTTGCCGCAATGGCATTGATACCCATTATCATCCAATTGAAGGCTATGGCAATCGCTTCATGGGCGGCTATTGCACCGTGGATGCCATTCATATTGATAGCGCTGGCTGTAATTGCGGTCATAGTGTTGATCGGTCTCGCTATAGATGACCTGCTGACTTTTCTATCCGGCGGGGAATCGGTAATCGGCGACTTTCTGGAGTGGATCGGCTTCAGCGAGGAGGAGACCCTGCAAGCTGTCAAAGATTGGTTTAACAAAGCCATCGACTGGGTAGTGGGAGCGGTCAACTACCTGATCGATCTGGCCAAGAAGTACGGCAAGTTCTTCATAATGTTCTTGTTCCCGATCTCTATCCTGTATTTTTACTGGGATGAGATCACCGGCTACCTCATGTCCTCCTTCACATCGTTGACTGATTTTGTACTGAACCTGTGGAAGCAGATGACCGGCGCTATTACAAAAATCTGGGACGGGATCTCCGGATTCTTCGAGGATGTGGCATCGTTCTTCGGAGCGGATTCTGAGAAGAATGTAAAGGTTACATCAGAGGTCAACGGTCAGAAGAATGCGCCGGAAGCCAGGGCAGAGGGTGGTCCCGTGTATCCAGGTAAATCCTACTGGGTAGGGGACGGCGGGGAGCCTGAACTATTTACTCCGGGAAGTCCAGGGAACATCACTCCGCTTTCTCATATGTCCGGCGGAGGTGGATCCGCTCCTGTGTTCAGTCCTACCGTGAACGTCTACGGGCCTATGAGCGCCCAGCAGGCGGTTGAAACGAAGTCTACTCTGAAACAGATGATGGATGAGCTTGCCCAGGAATGGCGGGCACAGATGGGGGTTGCCTGATGGCCCTATCCCAGCTGGTATCCGGAAAGATCGCGACACTCGGCCGCACTCGGAAAACTATCCTTACCGATGGAACCGATGAGGTAGAGTTTTCGGCCGTGATGTCTTTTACTCCTACCCTCGAAAACGAAATCACGGAATACACTGTAGAGGACGGCGGGACCGTCTCGGAGCATGTACGTTTGCAGCCTCTCAAGATTAGCCTGTCTGCACAGATTACCGTGGACGACCCGCTGGAGGCAGACGGGATCTTTACAGGGAGCGCAACGGCTGAAGAAAAACTCGATATCCTAGAGAAGTGGGTTAGAAACGGCACCCGGTTAACCGTAATCACTCCAGACAAATCGTATGAGTCTCTGGTTATGGAGTCTTTTCCCCCAAACCGTCCGGGCCCCGAAGATGCCTATTCCCTTTCCTTCGGGTTGAAGGAGGTCCGGGTCGCCAAATCCTCCGAGCGGGAAATTGCACTTCCACAGGCTGCCCGACCCACAAATCGGAAGGGTCGCACTGAGCCAAAGACCGAAGAAGTCCCCGGGCAACCCGCCCAGAATAAATCCATACTCAAGAGTCTCTTCTAATGATATCCCTTGAGTACATACCTGCCACTGCCACTGAAGTCCCGGTGGAAAAGACCGTGGAGTTCAACGGGGCGAACTACCGGTTCCAGCTCCTCTGGAACGATGAGGGCTCTTTCTACTCTCTGCTGGTATCCAGCCAGGAAGGTGTGCAGTTACTGGCGAATAAGCTATCATACGGATACAATGCCATACAGGCTGTAGTGGTCGGGCTCTCCCTGGGTGCTAAACTGGTCCCTCTGGATCCGGCCGACATCGTATCAGATATACCGATCCGATCCACAATCACCAAAGAGTCCCTGGGTGAGGGTGTGAAACTTTATATTTTCCGGGAGGCGGCATAATGGCTGAACTCTGGAAAAGAATAGGTACTGTGAATATAAACGGGCGTGAGTTTGAGTCACCACCGTTCTCTTTTGCGTTCTCTCTGGACTTTGTATCCAGCTACGCACCGGCGCAGGGTGAACTGACCATCAAAAACCCATCAGACGAGACCGTACAGGCGGCCGAGAAGCAGGGGAATGAGTTTCCGCGATGCACCATCACAGCAGGCCATGAGAATGATTCCGGTCTGGTATTCCTCGGTCAGATTACACAGTCTGAATCCAAATGGGAGGGAGTGGATAAGAACCTGAAACTCAAACTCATGGACAACGCCAACCTGTGGAACTTCTCCACTGTATCCCTGTCCTTTTCTACTCCGGTCCGGGCCTCTCAGATTATCCAGGCGATTCTTGCAAAGGTAGGGGTAACGGGTGCCCAGATTCGGCCGGCCAATGACAAGACCTTCGATACCTACGCAGTCAATACCACATTTAGAAACGCAATGATCCAGCTCGCGAAGGAGACCGGGTCCGACTTCTTCTCTCGCCAGGGTCAAATCTATTTCCGGAGCCCTACCGCTTCCGACACCGCCGAGGCCATCGTTTTACAGCCCGAAGAGATCATAGGGACGATTGAAAAGACCGACAGCGGCGTGAAAGGAAAAACTCTGTTCAACCACAGGTTCGCTCCGGGTGTGTTCGTGGATGCGACCGAAGCGCGGCGCAATCCGGGCATCTATCGGGTGCAAAAGTGTAAGATGGTCTGGTCCGATGAAGGTGACGCAAACGTGGAATGGGAGGGCCGAGCGGCATGACAACAGCCACGGACAAGAGCTTCCCGAAATTCCTTCAAGACCTTCTGGATGGAGCGCGGGACG